TGCGGCCGAGCCATCCTGTACGGGTTTCCAAGTCGATCAGAAGCCAGCCTGAGCCCTGGAGCATGCCGTGCCGGGGCTGTGGGCCCCGCTGCCGGCCTAACCCGCGGAATGCGTGTAGATATACCCCCGGAAACGGCACAGGGCCTCTCAGGGCCCTTCTCATAAAAGGTGATCTACGCCACTATGTGGGTTGGTGGATGTCAAGGTGTCACCTTCCTACATTATGAGGGGCTGAAGGCCCCGAACTAAGAGCCGCTTCAAGGCGGCTCGTTAAAGAGCGCCGGAAAGGCGCTCGTCAATAACCGGCCTTTGAGGGCCGGTAATTCTGAACCTGCAACCGCAGGTTCTTCTGCCGCGCCTGAAGCGCGGCTTATAGAGGGGTGATTCTCATTTTCGGCACTCGCTCGAGTGCCCAGTGGGACACTCAACCGGGCAAGTTCGACGTGTTGAACCTGCGAATGGTCTTCCCATCCGCATCCGCGTACGAAATCCCCGATCTCCAGCCGACCGAATTCGTGCCGGCCAATCTTGCGGCGTGGAATATGCCGCGTCACCGTGAATATGCCGCCATGACGGGCGGCGCATTGCACTTCTTCCTTGACGATTACCGATTCGAGACCGTTTGGTCGAGCCCGGAACGTCTTCTCCCCCGCGTTCAAGCGGTTGGGGCCTCTCTCACTCCCGATTTTAGCCTGTGGGTCGATATGCCACGGGCAGCTCAGATCTGGAATGTGTATCGGGCCCGATGGTGCGGCGCTTATTGGCAGTCGCAGGGAATTGAGGTGCTGCCAACCGCGTGCTGGTCAACACCAGACACCTTCGATTTCTGTTTCGACGGAATTCCCGAGGGCTCCACGGTCGCAATCAGCTCAATGGGCATCCGCTCGAGCAAGGTCGACCAGGCGCTATTCCGCGCCGGCCTCCAGGAACTCCTCGACCGCAAGCAACCGCAGTTGCTTCTGGCCTATGGCCGGCTCCGCTACTGCGACGACATAGACCTCCCCGAGGTCCGGGAGTACCCGACCTTCTGGGACAGACGACGAAAGCAGGTATCCGACCCATGGGAGGCCGGGGAACCAGAGGCGGGCCCGGTCCAGGAACCGGAGCCAAGAACAAAAAGGGCGCAGGAGCCGGAACCAGCTCTGGAGCCGCAGGCGGCAGCGGGTCATCCGCCGGCAGCAGCGGCGGTGGAGGCAAGGGAACCGGCAGCGCCGGCACCGGAGGCGTAACTGGTGGCGGTGGGTCTGGCAGCGGAGGTGGCTCCGGTGGCGGATCGACCATCAACCAGCAGCAGACAACCGAGCTGAAGATCGAGTACGGCGACGGACTCACCGATGTCGAGAAGGCCAAGCAGCAGTCGATGCTCGACAAGCTGCCCGAGCACCTGAACAAGCGCCTGCACGAGACCGGCACCAAGCTCTGGGTCGGCACCCGAGCCGACAAGACTCCGGGCTGGGCTGAGCACGCCAAGGACACCGGAGTCACGTCCACGACGAAGATCGGAGACGGCCGAGAGGTCGGAGAGCTGAGCTTCTACTACCCCGCGAGGAACGAGATCTTCATCTCGGTCCACAACCCCGGCGGCAGCGTGAACGTCTACGTCCACGAGCTGGCTCACGCAATCGACTACCAGCACACCGGCAAGACCATCGGCGTCGAGTTTCCGCCTGACAGCGGCAACCTCTACTCGGTGCGGATCATCAGCGACGACCCGTACTGGAAGAAGCTGCACGCGGACCACATCGTGAACAACACGAACATCAACTCGTACTACCGAGGTGGGCCGACCGGCAAGGACGAGAGGTCCGGCCGCAGGGAGCTGTTCGCCGAGGGGTTCGCCATCTACAACGAACGAGGGATAATCGGCCTGCGAGGGTTCGTCGGCAGCCGCGAGGTCGCCGACATGATGGTCGAGGTCTGGAAGAGATACGGAGTTGTCAAATGATGCCACCGAAGGAGCCGGTTGATCCGCCCGAGGGCGACATCGCGCCGTACCCGGACCAGATTCTGACTCTCGGCGGCAACCGCTGGCTGACGCCATCCGGCCGCATCCTCCCCGAGCCCTTCGGGGTCGAGTGTGACCTGCAGCCCAACACGCTGAAGTTCTGGGAAGCCGCAGCTCTGCGCGGCACCGGAAAGCAGCTCTCCGAGCTGATCGTGTGAGTTGGGCCGGCTCGGGCCGGCGACAAGAACTACCAGAGGACTGGGAGCTGAAGTACCGGCTCCCGGTCCTTTCTCGTGATCGCTGGCTATGCCAGGTCAACGGCCCCGGATGCGTAAGAGCGGCAACCGATGTCGACCACATCGAGCGAGGCAACGACCACTCGTTGTCGAACCTGCAATCGCTCTGCCGTGTGTGCCACGGCAAGAAGTCAGCCGCTGAGGGCGTAGCCCGACGGCGGGAACTCAAAGCCCGGAGGAAGAGACCACCACAACGACACCCTGGGCAACTCTAGGCGGGCCAGGAGCCCGCTCCACCCAGGAGGTGAACTGTGGGCGAACGCGGCCCTGTGCGTAAGCGCGACGAAGAGCGGGTTCGGAGGAACACTCCCGAGAATCCCACCGAGACGATCCAGGTGATCGGCCCGGTGAAGATCCCCGAACTCGGGGACATGAGCTACCTCGGTGAGACTCATCCGCTCGTTGAAGAGATGTACGAGTCGATCAAGCAATCGGCGGCGGTCAAGTACTACGAGCCGACCGACTGGCAGTTCGCACGTCTCACTCTCTACACCCTGAACCAAGAGCTGATCGCAGCCAAGCACCTGGGCAAGCCCATCGGTGCGATGAAGCTGACGGCCATCAACCAGATGATGTCGGCTCTGCTGCTGACCGAAGGCGACCGGCGTCGAGTCCGACTCGAGATCGAGCGCCAGGACACCAGCCAGACCGGCGGTGCCCAGGTGGTCAGCATGACCGACATGCTCAAGCAGCGTCTCGCCGCCTCAGGCGGGTGAGCCGGTCCCCTGGAGGGGGTTCTGAGCACTGCCGCTACCAGTGTTCCCCCCTCCGGGGTTGACCTTCCAACCTGAAAGGAACCCCATGGCCGATCTCGGCAAACCGCTCGACGTGGAGATGCTGTGCCTGGTCAAGGGCCGCGACTTCAAGTGGACGATCCCCTACAAAGACCCAGTCACCAAGGCCGAGGCCCCGTGGCCGGCCGGCGACCTGTTCCTCGAACTGGAGACCGGCGGCGAGCACAACGCGCTCCACCGGGTCGCGCTGACCGGCGCCACTGGCGGCACGTACACGCTGAAGCTCAACGGCACCGACACCCCGGCCATCGACTTCAACGACGTGTCGGAGAACCCCGAGGGCCTGGCCGGTGACATCCAGGACGCCGTCGACACCGCGCTCGGCGCGGGTAACGGTCTGGTGCATCCGGTTTCGCTTTTCCCAGCGTGGACCCTGAACTTCAACCTCAACAGCGGCAAGCCGCTCACCGAGCAGTTGGTCAACACGATCAACAAGGCCGCGAACGACTTCTTCAACGCGTTCGACCAGCTCATGGGCGTCGATGTGCGGATGGTCGTCACCGACTCGCTGAACTTCAAGCTGATGGTGACCTCGATCCGGTCGTTCGATGAGGTCGGGGTCGTGACCTTCCTGGTCGACGTGACCTCGACGGCGGTCAAGAACTTCTTCAACGCCTTCGCCGGCCTGATCGGCGCGGTGAACACCGTCAACGTCGACTTCTACTGGAACCGCACGTACGACATCGAGTTCGTCGGCGCTCTGGCTGAGACTCCGATCCCGGCCAGCTCCGCGAACGCGGCCGGCCTGACGGGGGCCTCGAAGGCCGTCACCGTCACGGTGGAAGAGCCAGGCAAGGACCGACTGACCATCTGGCCGTTCACGGTCGACGGCTCGAAGGCGTCGATCAAGGTCGAGTCCGAAGAGGCCGACAAGATCCCCCACCGCTGCCGCTGGCAGTTGGTTCACATGCCGACCGGCGAGGCTGCCGGCGGCGACCCCAAACAACTCGGCATCGTCTACCGGCAACCCCGGTAGGCGGTCCATTGACGTGTAGCTCAACGGCAGAGCACCCGGCTGTTAACCGGACGGTTGAAGGTTCGAATCCTTCCACGTCAGCCACGCGGCGGTTCCCTAACCAGAGGGTGACCCCGCTCTTCTCCTTTCGTCTAATCGGTAAGACACCTGGCTCTGGACCAGGCAATTGAGGTTCGAGTCCTTGAGGGAGAGCACCCACCCAGTTCTCTTGCAGGGCTGGGTCTTTCGGGGCAGTAGCTCAGTCGGTAGAGCTGCGGACTCTTAATCCGTAGGTCGCAGGTTCGATCCCTGCCTGCCCCACAACTTGACATCCACCAGAAAGGAGTGCTCATGAAGAGCGCCATCATCATGTTCGCGCTGAAGCGGATCTTCAAGTACCTGGTCGAGCACCCGGACGTGATCCCCGGCGACTTGGACGACCGGTTCCTGCCCTTGTTCGCGAGGATCGTCGGGGCGGTCTGATGACCGCCATCATCACGCGCCAGCGGGCGCAGGAGGTCCACGACCGGGCGCGAGCCCGCAAGGGCCTCCCGTACGCCTACGGCGGCGCATTCACCAACGACCCTCGGCGTTCCACTGACTGCTCGGGCCTGGTCCTTCAGACCGCGGCCTGGTACATGGGACGTACCGACTGGGTCGGAAACCGTTACGGCTCAACGGAATCGTTCCGCCTCGACCACAAGATCGTCTACGACCTCGGGTTCAAGCGACTGCCTCCGGGCGGGATCGCCGCACTCGGGTTCACGCCGGTCATGCTCGTCGGGCTCCAGCACGGCGGCGGCGGGATGTACTCCCACACCGCTTGCACGCTGATGACGATGGACATCCCCGGCGGGCCGGTGAAGGTGTCCAAGCGCGGGGTCGACTGGGAGTCCCACGGGAACCGCAACGGTGTCGGCGTAGACCTCTACGACGGCGCACGCGCCTGGAATGACCCGCTCTTCCACGACTTCTGGTACCTGGACGCCAAGCTCGAAGACGCCCCGGCACCCGAGGACGACGCTGTCGAGATTCTCTCTCAGGCAACCGGCTTGAGCACGGAGCGCGCCTTGGAGATTCTGCCGGCCGTCCGCGACGGCCTGATCGCCTCGGAATGTGTCAACGCGAACCGAATCGCTATGTGGCTGGCCCAAGTTGGCCACGAGTCGGCATCGTTCAAGTACACCGAGGAGATCGCCAAGAACGGTCGCTACGCGCCGTACATCGGCAGGACGTGGATCCAGATCACCTGGGACTACAACTACCGGGCGTTCAGCCAGTGGTGCTTCGACCGAGGTCTCGTGTCGACTCCCGACTACTTCGTCAGGAACTACACCGACCTGGCCCTCTTGAAGTGGGCCGGCCTCGGAGCGGCCTGGTACTGGACGGTCGCCCGCACGGACATCAACGCGTTGTCCGACCGTCGCGACCTAGAAACCGTCACGCTCCGAATCAACGGGGGGCACAACGGAATCGCCGACCGACGCGAGCGGTACGACCGCGCATCGGCACTCGGTGACCGGCTCCTGGCCCTGATCTCGGATGCACAACCCATCGACCCCTTTGAGGAGGAAATGATGCGGGAAGTTGAGTCTTTCTCCATCTACGCCACTCCCGGCGAACCGAAGATCCCGCTGTTCGTGATGCTCCAGTCTCTGGACGCCCACGGCCCTCACGAGCCGTACGTCGAAGAGCAAGCGCGGCACGGAGATCGGGACGCCATCTCCCGAGTGATCCGTACAGCCGCCGGCAAGGGCAAGTACGGCACGGCCTCTGGCCCCGTCAACCAGGCGTCTCGCGTCCTGGCCGAGCTTGAGGACTCGGGAGTCCTCTCCAACTACCTGAAGGGCAACTGATGACCCCCAAGATCCGCCAGTCCGTATACCTCGCGGGCACAGTCATTTCCGGCATCGTCGGCATCCTGCTGCTCTGGGGCGGCATTGATGCTGGCGCTGCGGCCAACCTCGACCAGATCGTCACCGGTCTCGGTGCGCTGATCGGTGGCGGCGCGAACGCCGCTGCGGCTCGCAAGGTCAACACCCAGCGCAAGGACGGCACGTTCGAGACCGCAGAAGAGGTCTCTCCGGTCGACCAGGTGATCAACAGCCTGCCGGTGATCGTCCAGAAGGCGAACGACGCTGCGGCTGACCTGGAACGAGTCAAGGAGGCCGCTGCGGCGGTGGCTGGTGCCACCCCGGTGATCGGCCCTCTGGCCAAGGAAGCGATCGAACAGATCCTCAACCCCCGACGATGAGCTGAAAGGAGGCGGGGTGAGCCTCAACAACCACTACCCGGAGCTTGCCCCGTCTCCCCCGCACATCATCGGCCCCACGTGGCAGAAGACCACGGACGGAGCCTGGCACCTCCCCGAGAAGACTCTCGGGTGGGGCGTCCTGGCTTGGCTCTCTGAGTACGTCAACACCCCTGGCGGACATGACGATCCGAACCGACTGCGGTTCCTGATCGAGCTGTCAGAGGCCGGGATTCCGTTCAACGAGAACATGTTCATCCCCACCGACGAGCAGGTACGGCTGGTCCTCTGGTGGTACGCAGTAGACGACAAGGGCCAGTACGTCTACCGCGAAGGCGTGATTCGCCGGCTCAAGGGATGGGGTAAAGACCCGTTCACAGCCGCGCTGTGTCTCGCCGAACTCTGTGGCCCAGTAGCCTTTTCGCACTTTGACGCCGACGGCAACCCCGTCGGCAAGCGGCGCAACGCACCGTGGATCACGGTCGCCGCAGTGTCCCAGGACCAGACGAAGAACACCTTCTCGCTGTTCCCGGTGATGATCTCCAAGAAGCTCAAGGCCGAGTACAACCTCGATGTCAACCGCTTCATCATCTACTCCGACGGCGGGGCCGGCCGCATCGAGGCCGCTACCTCTTCGCCAGCCGCGATGGAGGGCAACCGCCCAACCTTCGTGGTGCAGAACGAAACTCAGTGGTGGGGCCAGGGCCCGGACGGCAAGGTCAACGAAGGCCATGCGATGGCAGAGGTCATCGAAGGCAACATGACCAAGGTCGAGGGCTCCCGCACCCTGTCGATCTGCAACGCTCACATCCCCGGCACCGAGACCGTCGGTGAGAAGTCGTTCAACAACTGGCAGGACATCGCGACGGATAAGTCCGTCGACACCGGCCTGATGTACGACGCGCTGGAAGCGCCGGCAGACACTCCGATCTCCGAGATCCCTTCTCAGAAGGACGATCCCGAGGGATTCGAGAAGGGCATCGAGAAGCTCCGACAGGGCGTCATCATCGCCCGAGGCGACTCCACCTGGCTGCCGATTGACGACATCATCAAGTCGATCCTGTCGACCAAGAACTCGATCACCGAGTCCCGACGCAAGTTCCTCAACCAGGTCAACGCATCTGAGGATTCCTGGCTGTCTCCGCAGGAATGGAACCGCTGCTTCGCCGATCCCGAGAAGTACCTGGAACGGCGCGGCCACGAGTTCGCGCCTCTGCAGCGTGGCGACCGGATCACGCTCGGGTTCGACGGCTCGAAGTCCAACGACTGGACCGCGCTCGTCGGCTGCCGCGTCTCCGACGGCCTGCTGTTCGTCATCGACATCTGGGATCCCCAGAAGTACGGCGGCGAGGTTCCTCGCGAAGACGTTGACGCCAAGGTCCATTCGGCGTTCAAGCACTACGACGTGGTCGCGTTCCGCGCCGACGTGAAGGAGTTCGAGGCATACGTCGACTCCTGGGGCCGGACCTACAAGAAGAAGCTCAAGGTCAACGCCAGCCCGAGCAACCCGGTGGCGTTCGACATGCGAGGTCAGCAGAAGCGATTCGCATTCGACTGTGAGCGCCTGGAGGACGCGGTCCTCGAAGGCGAGGTCTGGCACGACGGCAACGCGGTCTTGAGCCAGCACGTCATGAACGCCAAACGACACCCAACTACCTACGACGCCATCGCGATTCGCAAGGTCACCAAGGACTCCAGCAAGAAGATCGACGCTGCAGTCTGCGCTGTCCTCGCGTTCGGGGCGAGACAGGACTACCTCATGAGCAAGAAGGCCCGCAGCGGCCGAGTGGTGGCCGTCCGATGACAGCCCCGCTGCCCGGACAGGAAGAGATCGCTGACCCCGCAGCAGCCCGAGACGAGATGGTCTCGGCGTTCGAGGACTCGACTCAGAACCTGAAGACGAACACCTCGTACTACGAGGCTGAGCGCCGGCCAGAGGCCATCGGCGTCACGGTTCCGGTCCAGATGCAGTCGCTTCTGGCCCACGTCGGATACCCCCGGCTCTACGTCGACTCCATCGCGGAGCGGCAGGCGGTCGAGGGGTTCCGGGTCGGCGATGCCGACGAGGCTGACGAAGAGCTGTGGCAGTGGTGGCAGGCCAACAACCTCGACATCGAGGCACCGCTTGGCTACACCGACGCATACGTCCACGGCCGGTCGTACATCACGATCAGCCGGCCAGACCCCCAGATCGACCTGGGATGGGATCCGAACACCCCGATCATCCGGGTAGAACCGCCCACGCGGATGTACGCCGAGATCGACCCACGGATCGGCCGAGTTTCCAAGGCGATTCGAGTCGCCTACGACGCCGAGGGCAACGAGATCCAAGCGGCCACGCTGTACACGCCCAACGACATCTTCGGGTGGTACAAGGTCGAGAACGAGTGGCAGGAGTGGTTCAGCAACCCGCACGGCCTGGGCGTCGTTCCGGTTGTGCCACTGCCGAACCGGACCCGGCTCTCCGACCTGTACGGCACGTCCGAGATCACTCCCGAGCTTCGGTCGATGACCGACGCGGCGGCACGAATCCTGATGCTGATGCAGGCAACTGCAGAGCTGATGGGTGTGCCTCAGCGACTGATCTTCGGCATCAAGCCGGAAGAGATCGGTGTCGACCCCGAGACCGGACAGACGCTGTTCGATGCGTACCTGGCTCGGATCCTCGCGTTCGAAGACGCTGAGGGCAAGATCCAACAGTTCTCGGCAGCCGAGCTGGCCAACTTCACCAACGCCCTCGATCAGATCGCCAAGCAGGTCGCTGCGTACACGGGATTGCCTCCCCAGTACCTCAGCACCGCTGCAGACAATCCGGCCTCTGCTGAGGCCATCAGGGCGGCGGAATCGCGTCTCATCAAGAAGGTCGAGCGGAAGAACTCGATCTTCGGTGGTGCGTGGGAAGAGGCCATGCGCCTGTCCTACCGAATGATGAAGGGCGGCGAGGTTACCCCGGACATGCTCCGCATGGAGACCGTCTGGCGCGACCCCTCGACTCCGACGTACGCGGCCAAGGCCGATGCAGCCTCGAAGCTGTACAACGGCGGCACCGGGGTGATCCCCCGCGAGCGTGCCCGCAAGGACATGGGCTACTCCATCGCTGAGCGCGAGGAGATGCGTCGTTGGGACGAGGAAGAGGCCGCGATGGGCCTCGGCCTCATCGGCACGATGGTCGACCCGAACCCCACGGTGCCCGGATCACCAAGTCCCGCACCGGCTCCCAAGCCGGCGGCTCTTGAGTCTGGTGGTGATGCAGCCTGACCCCCGAGCAGTATGCAGCGGCCCAAGCCGCGATCACTGCGGGTCTAGCCACCAGCGTCCAGAGAATCGCCAGGCTCTTCACCGGACCAGCTCTCGCCGTAGGTGAGTGGCTGAGTCTGTTGCAGTACCTGTTCCCCGAGGTCCAGCGGCGGTATGCGGAAGCTGCCGCCCTGGGCCGGGACTTCTACGACTCCCAGCGCGCACTCCACCACCCTGAACTCCCCCGCAACGAGAGGTTGCAGAGCGAGCTTCAGTGGGAGTGGTTCGTCAGGAACATGCAGCCAGCTCGAAAGGACATGTCGCAGGCCGACTCTCCTCAGAGCGCGGTGACCAAGTTGACCTTGACGGCAGTGCGCGAAGTGGAGATGGCAGGTCGCCGACAGATCATCGGCGCTGTCAAGAACGACCCAGTTCAGCAGATCGTGCAGGGCTGGGCGAGGGTCGCCACCGGGCGCGAGACATGCGCCTGGTGTCTGATGCTGATCTCTCGTGGTCCCGAGTACACCTCGACGGACAGCGGAGGTCTTCACCTCGACACCGAGACCGTAGTCGACCTCTGGGATGAGGCCGGCGGGGATCTCGCGAAGTTCCGCAAGGAGACGAAACCCCACATCGAAGAGTGGCACACAGGCTGTGACTGCTTGGTGGTGCCCGTCTTCGACGTGGAGAACTGGATAGGCAAGGCCGCTCAGGAACGAGCTACCCAGCTCTGGATCGACGCAGGTAAGGAAGCCAGCCGGCTCATCGAATCCGGCGAGGCCCGCTCCAACAACATGAACAAGGAGACGCTCAACGCTCTCCGTCGTCGCCTCTCTCGAGGCGAAATCACAGTTCCGAACTACGCCCTGGCGGCGTAGCCAATTAGCCCAGGAGGCGAATTACATTGTCCGACAGCACCACTCCCGAAGGCACCCCAGCCGGCGAACCGACCCCGGTGGTCACCGAAAAGCCGATGGAACCGACTCCGAAGGTCTACGACGAAGCATACGTCAAGGAGCTTCGCCAGGAGGCAGCCAAGGCGCGGGTGGACAAGAAGGACGCAGTTGACGCGGCTGTGAAGCTCGCGAACGACGCCCACGCGGCTGAGATCGCTGCTCGCGACACCCGCATCACCGAACTCGAGAACGAGCTGGGCACTGCGTGGATCGAGCTGCAGAAGCTCCACACCTCGCTTGCCGCAAAGGTTCCCAGCGACAAGGTGCTCGCATTCGTGGAGATCTTGCAGGGCACCGATGCAGAGAGCATCGGCGAGTCGGCGAAGAAGAACCTCGAACTCATCGGGGGCTTCGACCGCAAGCCGGTTCCCGGATTCGATCCAACTCAGGGCTTCGGTGGCCGAGATCCCTTGCCGCTCAACGGAGACCCGATCCTGGACGCCATGTGTGGCGTGCTGGGCATCAAGAAGTAACTCAACCCCAAACAGAAAGGGCCAATAATGGCTGCAGGCACCGCTTTCCAGGTCGACCACTCGCAGATCGCCCAGACCGGCGACACCATGTTCAAGGGCTACCTGGAGCCCGAACAGGCGAAGGACTACTTCGCTGAGGCCGAGAAGACCTCCATCGTCCAGAAGTTCGCTCAGAAGGTGCCGATGGGTACCACGGGCCAGAAGATCCCGCACTGGATCGGCGACGTGACTGCCCAGTGGATCGGTGAAGGCGACATGAAGCCCATCACCAAGGGCAACATGACTTCGCAGAACATCGCCCCGCACAAGATCGCGACGATCTTCGTGGCGTCGGCGGAAACCGTTCGTGCGAACCCCGCCAACTACCTGGGCACCATGCGGACCAAGGTGGCTACCGCCTTCGCGATGGCCTTCGACGCCGCTGCCCTGAACGGCACCAACAGCCCGTTCCCGACCTTCCTCGCGCAGACGACCAAGAGCGTCTCGCTCGCGGATCCGGGCGGCGCTGGTGTGTCGGATCTGACCGCCTACGACGCGCTGGCCGTCAACGGCCTGTCGCTCCTGGTGAACGCCAAGAAGAAGTGGACCCACACCCTTCTGGACGACATCGTGGAGCCGATCCTCAACGGTGCCAAGGACAAGAACGGCCGTCCGCTGTTCATCGAGGCGACCTACGACAACGGCGTGGAGGCCATGCGTGAGGGCCGCATCGTCAGCCGGCCGACCATCCTGAGCGACCACGTCGCTGATGGCACCACGGTCGGCTACATGGGCGACTTCCGCAACGTCATCTGGGGCCAGGTCGGTGGTCTGTCCTTCGACGTTACGGATCAGGCGACCCTGAACCTGGGTACTCCGCAGGCTCCCGAGTTCGTCTCGCTGTGGCAGCACAACCTCGTCGCAGTCCGAGTCGAGGCCGAGTACGCGTTCCACAACAACGACAAGGATGCGTTCGTCAAGCTGACCAACGTCGTTACCGAGTGACGCTAACTTGACATCCACCGGGTGGGGGCTCCGAAAGGGGCCCCCTCCTGGGTGTCTGAAAGGACTCCATGCGAATCCAATCCACCGCCAACGGTGGGTTCGCGGAGGTCGATGACGAGTTCGCCGAGAGCCTGATCGCCTCTGGCGGCTGGAAGCGCCCTCGCAAGACCCGCACCCCCAAGCAAAAACCAGCTCCCGCGCAGGAGCAGAAGACCGAGGAGTAACCCATGGCCTACGCAAACGCACAGGACGTAGTGACGTTGTGGGCCAAGGAACCTGAGCCCGAGGTCATGGATCTGATCGAGCGCCGGCTCGCTCAGGTCGAGCGCATGATCAAGCGCCGCATCCCCAACCTCGACCTCAAGGTCGCGGCCGACGCGACGTTCCAGGCCGACCTGATCGACATCGAAGCCGATGCCGTTCTGCGCCTTGTCCGTAACCCCGAGGGCTACATCTCGGAGACCGACGGGGCGTACACCTACCAGCTTCAGACCGACCTCTCTCAGGGCCGGCTGACCATCCTGGACGACGAGTGGACCACGCTGGGAGTCAACCGACTCTCCCGCATGTCCGTCATCGCCCCGAACATCGTGATGCCCACATGAGCGCAAGCGATGCCCAGAGGGCACCCATCGTCTACCCACCGAACTTCCTTGTGGCAGTTACGCCTGACCAGGTGGATGTCTCGCTGTGTGACCACGATGCAGACCCTCCGGTCTGCGTCTGCGTCCACGACTGGCGGATCGAGTGGGGCAACGTCTCCCGGCAGCCCAAGCCGAAAGCGACGTACATCTGATGAGCCTCCTCGACACCGGGGCCCGGTACCAGAACGTCATCGTCTACCCCGAAGAGATGGTCATCGACTCCGATGGCAACAAGCGCACCAAGCCGTCGAAGACCGGAATCCCCGCTCTCGCAAGGCTTCAGGTGGCCAACCAGTCGGGTACGTCGGCACGGCGTGCTGAGCAGGACAACGAGGGCTTCGAGACCGAGAAGGTCTACCGCATGCGATTCCCGCGCTCGTTCACGAAGGAGCACGGAATCCTCGGGGCCCAGGCCCAGATCGAGTGGCGCGGCCAGCGGTGGGCGCTCTTCGGAGACGCCACCGTCTACGACTCCTCCCCTGCCCTGTCCCGCGTCGACTACACCATCAAGAGGTTCTGATGGCCAAGGTCTACGCCAACGCAAACGAAGCTGCGGCCAGGCACGTCGACACCAAAAGGGCTGTGCGCCGGGTCAACCGGGACGTGGAGGGCCGAGCCAGGTCCAACCTGGCGCAGGCGAACAGCACAACCCGCGTCACACCGACCGGGTACTTCCCGGCCGAGATCGACTCCTCTGAGCACGACGTGGATTGCTACACGACCCTGCATGCGCCCAACGCGATGGCGCTCGAGTTCGGTCACGAACCATCGGGCGTGTTCGCAGGGACCGACACGAAATCACCTGACCCACAGTACATCCTGACCCGAGCCGCCTACGGCGGTCACACCATGTAGGAGGGCACATGGCGCGTATGCCTCGCGTCCAGAAGGTGGTTGCGCCTATCCTCCGCAACGCTCTGACGCTCGACGGGGTAGCGGTCACCACCTGGGTTCCTGACGTTGACTACCGGGAGTTCCCGATGATCAACATCCGCCGCATCGGAGGCATCAGGAACCCCAAAGCACCACTGCTCCACACCAATCCGGTGATCGAGATGTCGGCGTACTCGACCGAAGGTCTCATCGAGTGTGAGGAACTTTACGAGGACGCACTCGAGGAGCTGTACCTAGCTGTTCAGAGCCAAACTCAAACTCCCGCAGGTTATTTGACCTCGATATTCGAGACGATGGGCGCCACTCAGTTCAGCTCCCTCTATCAAGACTCCTGGCGCGTCCAGGGACTCATTCGGCTCGGCGTCCGCCGGCCGCGATCCAACACCCCCTGAAAGGCATCCATATGGCTGAGAATGATGATGCAGTGTTGACCGCTGCGGTCGGCTACGTGTACGTCGGCGCTGCTGGCACCGCGCCGCCCACGCCGGCCCAGCTCAAGACCCTCGACCTGACCAAGCCGTCGACCTGGACCGGTGTCACCGGCTGGGAGAGCGTCGGCCACACCAGCCGAGGCACTCTGCCCGAGTTCGGCTTCGAGGGTGGCGATTCCGAGGTCAAGGGCTCCTGGCAGAAGAAGAAGCTCCGCGAGATCACCACCGAGGATCCCATCGACTACGTGACGGTCCTCCTGCACCAGTTCGATGAGCAGTCGCTGGGTCTGTACTACGGCCCCAACGCTTCTGACACTCCCGGTGTGTTCGGTGTGAAGACCGGCCAGACCAACGAGAAGGCCGTGCTGGTGGTCATCGAAGACGGCGACATGCGCCTGGGGCAGCACGCCCACAAGGCCGGCGTCCGTCGGGACGACGCCATCGAGCTTCCGATTGATGACCTGGCAGCTCTGCCGGTGCGCTTCACCTACCTGGACTACGAGGACGAGCTTCCGTTCTCGTGGATCAACGAGGATCTGTTCAACGTCGCACCGGAGACGCCCTGATCCAAACTTGACATCCACCCGGATGTCACCCCCGGAGGGGGAGGTTTCCTTGGCGGGCCTGCCTCCCCCTCTGCCCGCCGCTTAGCCCGCCACACATTCTGAAAGGTTCGCCATGACAAACGTATTCACTCTGGACGCCCTCCGCGCCGAGACCAAGAAGCGGTACGAGCCCGTCCGTATCGGGCTCTCCGACGACGTGATCGTTGAGATGAAGCCGCTGATCAAGCTCGGCAAGAAGTCCCGCGAAGCGGTGGTCGACGCGTTCAAGGAGTTCGAGGACATCCCCGAGATCGATGAGGACGACGAAGAGTCCGACGAGCTGGTGGACGAGTACTCGCTCCGGGTCTGCGAGATCATCGCCAAGGCGTTCCGGCTGATCGCTACCAAGCCCAAGAAGCTGATCGCCGCACTTGACGAGGAAGAGGATCCCCGGATCCGCGCCGAGCTGTACGCAGCGGTGCTCAACACCTGGAAGCGGGAGACGCAACTGGGGGAAGCCGCGTCCTCGCCGAGCTGATCGACAAGCACGGCGGGGCGATCCTCTGCGACCTGCTCCAGTACTACCGGGTAGACCTGCGGGACTTGTTCCGCGATGAGGATCCGCTTTCGCCGAGATTCGTTCTGGCCCTGGTGCTCTGCCTTCCGAAGGACGGCGCGTTCTACGCGTCACGTCGCGGTGGTCAGCAGTACCGGGGCTGGGATGAGGACCGCTACGCGCTCGCGGACATCTACGACGCCGTGCAGGCGAACACGCACATGTTCCTGCTGGCCAACCGGGATCCGAAGAAGCCAAAGCCCAAGGAGCCCAAGTCCTATCCACGTCCCGATGATCTAGAGCCGCACAAGGCAGCTCACAAGCCGGGTTCATTCGCCGCGATGGTCGTGGCCGCAAAGAAGGCAGCTCGAGAGAGAAGGGAAAGGGAGGAGGCAGCGCATGGCTAAGAAGGCCGGTATGTCGACTGGCGTTGAGGTCGCACGCATTTCGGTCAAGGTCAGCCCGGACACCAAGCAGTTCCGCCGCGATCTGAAGAGCGATCTCGAAGAGATCGAACGGACCATGAGCGCCGACATCGAGGTCAACTCTCACCTCGATGCGGCCCAGGCCAAGGCCGACTTCAAGCGCATGATGATGCAGCTCAAGACTGAGGCTGCAAAGGGCGTGAACGTCCCGGTCGACATCAACGTCGACAAGGACAAGAAGGGCGGGTTCCTCAGCCAGCTCCTCGGCGGAAAGGGCGGGGGCCTCGGGGATCTGGGAGATGACGCCGAGAAGGCGTCCTCCAAGGTCCAGCACCTCGGCAAGTCGTTCCTGGGCCTCACACGAGCCGCGTGGATCGGCGTAGGCATCGTGGCCATCGCAGCGCCGCTGGTCGGCATCGTGGCCGGCCTGCTGGCTGGCCTTCCCTCGCTGTTGATGGCATTCGGTGCTGGTGCCGGCGTAGTCGCGCTCGGCATGGACGGCATCAAGGCGGCAGCCCAGACTCTGAGCCCGGTCCTGGAGTCGATGAAGACTGCGGTCTCCTCGACGTTCCAGCAGGGTCTCACCCCGGTGTTCGAGCAGCTCGGCCCCATGCTGTCCGCGATCACCCCCAACCTGCAGAACGTGGCCTCTGGCCTCGTGAACATGGCCGGGTCGATCACCGACGTGATCACCCAGGCACCTGGTCTCCAGCAGATCCAGAACATCCTCGACAAGACCGGCGAGTTCTTCACGGGCCTCGGCCCGGTCCTCGCGACCGGCACTCAGGCGTTCCTGACGCTGGCCAACGCTGGCGCGAACTCGTTCGGCACGCTCCTCGCTCCCCTGCAGGACTTCGCCAACGGGTTCAACGAGATGGTCAACCGCGTCACGTCCAACGGCGTGTTCGAAGGTGCCATGCAAGGGCTCTCGCAGACCCTGGGCAGCGTCCTGGACCTGTTCAACCGGCTCATGGAGTCCGGGTTGCAGGCGATGGGTCAGCTCGGTGGTCCGCTGTCGACGTTCATCAACGGGTTCGGAGATCTCTTCGTCTCGCTGATGCCGGCGCTGACTTCGGTCTCGAGCCTGCTCGGCAACGTCCTCGGGACGCTGGGCACGCAGCTCGCTCCCATCGTCACGGCGCTCACGCCCGCGTTCACCACGCTGGCCGACACCCTCGGCACGCTGCTCACCGGTGCCCTGCAGGCGCTGGGGCCGATCCTGACTCAGGTCGCAACCCTGATCGGCACGACGCTCAAGACGGCGCTCGACGCGCTCGCTCCGATGCTGCCGCAGATCATGGACAGCTTCAAGCAGATCTCCGACGTACTCGTCACGAGCTTGGCTCCGCACATCCCGGCGCTGGCGACCGCCCTCGGCGAGGTCGCAGGCTCGGTGCTGCAGTTGGCTCCGACGATCATCAGCACCCTGGTGCCGGCGTTCGTCCAGTTGGTCCCGAAGATCGCAGAGCTGGTCCCGACCATCGTGTCGCTGGCTCAGTCGTTCGCGAAGATGATGCCGACGATCCTCCCGATTGCCCAGGCGCTCATCAGCGTGGCCGGCGCGGTGGTTCAGGTCGGTGTCTCCATCGCAGGCGCGCTCGTCGGCGCGCTGGCCAACCTGACGGAGATCATCGCCAACGTCATCGCCAAGGTGGCCGAGTGGGTCGGCAGCTTCGCCAGTGGAGCGCAGGAGATCGCAGCCAAGGCAGCAGAGCTGCCCGAGATGGTCAAGAACGCTCTGAGCAAGCTGATGGAGATCGGCCTGGAGGCGGGCAAGAACCTGGTCCAGGGCTTGATCAACGGCATCGGCGGGATGATCAGCTCGGCGGTCGCCAAGGCCAAGGAGCTGGCGAGCAGCGTGGCCGATGGGGTCAAGAACTTCCTCGGCATCCACTCCCCCTCGCGGCTGTTCACCGAGTTCGGTGAGTACACCGCGGAAGGGTTCGGCAACGGCCTGGAGAGCGGATTCAAGCCCGTCATCGAACGGGCCAAGGATCTCGCTGCTGAGCTGTCCAAGGCGATGGAGTCGGGCACCGACCCGTCCCTGATCCTCGGGCGCGTCAACCAGACCGATCTGAAGCAGATGCTGGCGGCTCTCGAAGAGGAGCGCAAGCGCCTCAAGGTCGAGAAGAACGCTATCCCCAAGGGAGACAAGGCCGGTCGGCAGGCTCTGCAGAACCAGCTCGACCAGATCCAGGCCCAGAAGGACATGCTGTCCTACCAGAAGGATCGCATCAAGAACGAAGAGGCGTACGGCGGCGTAGCCGGCGATGACCCTCTCGTGAAGGCTGCATCCGGCCTGATGAACTCCCCGGTCGATTTCGCGAAAGCGACTGGCAAGCAGTTCCTTTCGGACATCGGCATCTCTGGCGACGGCATGATCTCGAAGGCCATCACCGAGGGCATCAACTACGTGTTCCAGATCGGCTCGGTCGATGAGGCCCTGTCCATCAAGGACCGCGAGGAGTCCAAGAGCGCACTTTCAATTGTCGGTCGATGACTTGACATCCACCAGGAGGTAACCATTGATCACCGACACCATCGTTGAACTCGAAGGTGTCAACGGTGAGCGTTTCAATCTGACGACCGGTGACCAGGGCGTGTTCCTGGCCACAGACGTGGAGGGTTGTTTCTACGACCCTCCCGTCAAGGTCGTGTACGAGGAGCCGGGTAACTACCCCGGCGCACGCTACCTGAGTCACCGAGTTCTGAAGCGAGACATCGTCTTCGGAGTCCAGATCCTCAACGACGCGAAGCAGGGCCCGAAGTCCTGGCTGTCGCGGGATTCCGAGTGGCGCAAGGCATGGGCGTTCAACCGCGTCTGCAAGCTCTACGTCACCACCCCCGACTCCGGTACCCGGTACCTGCACCTGGCGCTGTTTGAGTCCCCCAAGGTCGAGATGCACACGGACCCCCGTGGCAACGAGATCAACCTGACGGTGATGTCGTGCATCTCCTACGACCCGTTCTGGTACGAGGACGACAAGGTCTTCTCCGCAAAGACCAAGACCGACACCAGGTTTGACCCGTCGTTCTGGACGCCGCCGTGGCCGTGGCAGGAGCTGCCCAAGGAGACCTTGAAGATCAAGGTCGGCCGAGAGCAGGGCGGGCTCAACCCGACCGACCAGTACATCGCACCGAAGTGGACCGTTCCGGGCTCCACCGAGAAGGTGCCCAACTTCCCCTGGCCGTTCCCTCCGAACGTGCCGATCCCTTGGGAGACAGCACCGTTCACTCAGTTCGTCATCCCGGACTACTCGTTCGAGGATCCCGAGCTGGAGAACCGCCGGCTCAAGACGCCTGGGCTGATCTACGGCGAGAACTGCGTGATCAACACCGACCGCCGCGAAGAGCAGATGAGTTCCGAGTCTGGCTCCGAGGTCTGGGCCCGGATGAACGGCGTCCGATTCCGCAACATGATCCCCCCGTACACAGAGGAGCGTGAGTTCGTCATAGACGCATCAGGATGCGCTCCGGGACAAGTCATTACCCTTCGGCTCCCGAGGCCGTGGTCGCGCTGCTGGGGGCTCGAGTGAGCGGCCTGACGAGCGTTCGTCAGTCCGAAGATCTCTGGCGGTTGGTCCAACAGCGCATGGCCAAGCGCGAGCTTGAACGCCTGCGGCCCCCGGACGTAGAGCTGCGCGACGGAGACTTCCGTCTGCGCGGCCTCGTCGCGGGCGAGCGGGTGCTCGAGTGGGAGTTCATCGAGAACGAGACCGGCGTAGCGACACTCCAGCTCTCACTGGATCACTACCTGGCCAAGTGGGTGATGAACCACCGAGGTCGAGCAAAGCGCAACGTCATCCTCAACATCGAGAAGCAAGGCGCTCGATGGACCGGCATGATGGACCACTACCGCGTGGTCAAGGAGGAATCCGGGGACTGCTACCTGGAGATCGTGTTTTTGCACGACTTCGAGCAGACCAAGCACATCCGTGTCTGGTGCAACCCGTTCCTTCGGCCTGAGCTGCAGTTCCCCAAGATCTGGATCATCTTCGGGCCGGCCAAGTGGTGTTTGCTGGTGACGCTGTTCGTCAACCTCCTCAGGTTGGAAACGTCGCTGTGGACTATCCCTGATGACCCCACGGACATCAACGAGTGGATGGGTCCGAGCTTCAACCCAGCAAACTGGCGGAACATCGTCAAGCCGTTCCCGTTCCTCGCGGACAACAGCCCGGTCACGATGGTCTTCTCCCGCTTCGGGACGTTCTACGACACCGCGAAGCAGATCCTTGAGGACCACCAGCTCACGCTGACGTGCCGGCGGTACATCAAGGACCGCGACCCGCACCCGTTCGAGGATCTCAAGGGCATCTGGGGCATCGATCCCATCGAAGATCTGTTGCAGCTCATCCCCCTTCGGGATGGCTGTGTGGTCTGGGACATCGAGGACAACTCTGGCTGGGGCACCGAGACCGCCTTCGGCGGCTCCTGGCTCACCGGATTCGTCCGTGCCGTAGTCAGTTTGGCCGGCGACGGCCAGGTCGAGGGCGTCGATGTGTTCTCGGGGGACTACACGTACCCCGGCGAGTACTACAGCCCGTGGTTCATGGGCACCAGCCCGTCGGCTCCGCACGTCGTGCTCGAAGAAGGACCGCTGACCGGGATCAAGTCGTCGGAGTTCTCGTACTACGAGGCCACCGACACCAGCTTCCTGGCGGGTGGTCAGTCCGCACCTGGGATCAACGAGGGCATCGGGGCGCTGGTGAACATCGGAGGCGATCTCCTGACCTCGTTCATCAACAGTGCGCTGGCATCGCTAGGCGCTGTCGGTGGAGCGATTGACTTGCCGCCCTTGGGCGGTCTGCTCAACTCGGTCCTGGAGCCGATCTACTCCGACGTGATCGGTGCGTTCATGGAAGTTCCGACCCTGCGAGCGGTGGGCCTGAGCCTGCCGATTGCTGGCCTGGAGGACATCGTCACCGGCCTCGGCGACTTCCACTACTTCGAGGGCATGGTGGACAGCCCGATGAAGGCGTTCACCCTCTCGGCGTTCGCGGCCATCGCCGCGCAGATCCACCAGACCCGCGCTCGGACAGCTCACACGCTCAAGGTGTCGGACGCCGCTCCGTACATCTTCGCGCCAAAGGGCTACGGGCACTGCTGGATTGGTGACCGCGTCGGTACGTCGGTCCTCGGATACCCGGTCGAGCACCAGTTGTTCGTTGAGCGCATCCGCAAGATCAAGTACCGCATCGACAAGGACGGCCCCAAGCCGTTGGAGATCGAGATCGGTTACCGCGAACCGAAGAACCCTGCAATCCACATCCTCGAAGAGGTCAAGCGTTTCAACGGCGCTATGAGCACTGCGGGGATTCTCTAAACCGAAAGGCACCGCCGCACATGTCAATTCCATCTCAAGAGTCTCACGATCCGACCGACCCGCGACAGCACGTCTCCTGGGCGCTACGCAATCTCCCGATGATTGCCGGCGTCGGTGCGATCACGCATCCGGGTTACCTGTCGGATTGGTCAGAGCACTTGTGGAAGTGCGGCTTTCGGCACGTTGACGCTCTGAGGGCGCTGGCTGATGAGGACGGAAACATCCACGTCAGTCAGCTCCCAGAGCAGTCCATCAAATTTCAGCCGGCCTTCCGAGGCCAGCGACACGACATGAACAACGCAGCCCGATGGGTGGACATGAACACGGAAGACCCTGAGCCGGTTCGCATTCCCAACATCAGGCAGCTCACACAACAGGAGAACCGAGCGATGCTCTCGCAGTACGAACGCGACGGATGGATCAAGGACGGTGCCCACGGCCCCGCGATGGCTGAGGAGTTCTCCGAGTGACGGGCCTCTTCAACCCCGACAACAACTGGGAGGTCTTGCTTTTGGCGTTCATCGCGCTGTGCGGCGCGGCCCCAGCGGTGGCCCCGGTCTGGCTCAAGCTCAAGAAGATCGACGGCCAGGTATCCAACACCCACGACGAGAACCTGCGTGACGAGATCACCCGAGGGTTCCGCGAGGTCCGTCAGGACATCCGACTGCTCAGTGAAGCACTGAACACCGAGCGACAGGAGCGTATCGACGGCGACCGTCGAAAGGAGGCGGCGTGACGTTTCCGACTAACCCGTCGGACGCCCTTGATGCCGGTGGCGCATTCGTCATCGGCGGGGGCGACTTCAACTTCGGCCAGGACTACACCGAACAGGTCATCAAGTCCATGTTCAAGATCCCGGCCCCCAATCTGTCCAACGCGATGGACCTGCTCGAAGAGCATCTGCTCAAGCTCCCGCTCGAGGCCCTGGCCGGCTTCAAGGAGCTGCTGCCCGACGTAGTCGAGGACGCATTCGACACCGTAGCCGGTGCTGTGCAGGCAATCATGTCCTCGCTCAACAACTCTCCGGTCTTCCTGAAGTTCGCGGAGTTCCAGCAGTTCCTGCAGCGTCTGCTGAACAACCCAGGCGAGGTCATCGGGGAGATCCCCCAGGCGCTCATCTCCGGGCTCCAGGACGCGCTCAACACCGTCAGCAACACCATCCAGACCATCGTGGACATGCTGCTGCAAGCTCTCGGCATCACCCCCGAGGGCGAGCTGATCGACCGGATCTTCGACCTGAGCGACGAGATCGAGTGGCTGCAGAACGCAGCCTCGAAGGCCGCTACCGACATCCAGGACACCTGGAACCGGTTCTGGGGGGCCCTGACTGGCCGCAACCCGGAGCAAGACCAGACAGCCAAGGAGCCTGCTGATCAGATCGGAGAGCTGGCAGGGACCACGTCGGCGAACTCGTCTGCAATCGCAGAGCTTCAGCGTCGTATGGAGGAGCAGGCTGACAACGGTGTGGCTGGCGGTGACGACTTCGAGCGGTTGAATATATCCGGCTGGGACGTAAGGTATTCCAACGGACCCAGTGGCAGAGGCTTCTACAAAGCAGACGGCCACCAACTGGTCTGGATGGACGAAGGCAACCAACAGAACACCGCGACGTTCGTCCGTACCAACCCTTCAGACGAGAAGACAGCCACCGACTACCAGAAGATGACGTTGGTCGTGGGGACGATCTCAGGTGAGGTCCAGACCGTGTTCCCGCCGCAGGGCGGCTCACACACCCGTCTGTGGGTCCGCGTCAACGACAACGCTCCGACCGTCGGCATCACCGATGGCGTGTTCGTAGAGATCGGGGGCGTGTCGAAAGCCCAGATCGGCTACCGCCGCAACGGAAACGACACGTTCGTCGGCTCTATAGTCGACTGCACCTGGGGCGCTGGTTCCATCTTCGCTTTAACTGCAGGCACTTCCAACGGCGCTGAGAAGTTCGAGTTCTCGAAGAACGGCTCTGTGCTTGCTACGTGGTCTGACGACGGCGTCGTCTCTGCGATGGGAGCGAACTACCGTCGCTGGGGCTGGGAAGGTCAGGCGCGTAACCGCAACCTCGGCCAGGGCACTCCGAACTCGGTCACCCGCGTGACCATCACCGACAACGACCCGAGCGGGACCGGAAGCCAGGCTGTCAACGTCGGAGGAGATGTCGTCGGTGTGCTCCCCATCGCCAACGGTGGCACCGGAGGCTCGACGGCGGCTGAAGCCCGTACCAAGCTTGGTATCGACGCTCTCGTCGCTGAGATGTCCGACGTGGTTCATGGGTCCATCGCGGGCTTACCGCTGATCCCGAAGATCTGGGTGGGCACCGAGGCGCAGTTCACTGCGCTCCCCACGAAGGATCAGACGACGCTGTACTTCAGGACCGCGTAATGGCAGGGATCGCGTTGGGTCTCAACGACCTTCGGAAGATCTCCATCGGTGCCAGCACTCCCATCCTGAAGGTCAGCCTCGGCAACTCCCTGGTCTGGCCAGGCTTCGAGCCCGTGAGGGCGACGTTCACCAACACAGGTGCGTACACCTTCAACATCCCGGCCGGATGCAAGTTCATCGACGTGATCCTGCTCGGCGCAGGTGGAGGTGGGCAGGGCTTCTCAACGGCAGGCATCTGGGGACAGGGCGGCTTCGCCGGCAACTGGGTCACCGTCACGCTGGAACGCGGGGTCCACATCCCGCTGTCCACCATGCAGATCACTGGCGTCATCGGCGTCGGTGGAGACGGTGGAGCTGGTGCGTTCGTCGGACAGGCCGCAGGCAAGGCAGGAGCGGCTACGACTGCTCTCGCCACCGGTATGGCCTCTCTGTCCGCTGCAGGAGGTGCCGGAGGCAACGCCAACAGCAGCCTCGACTTCACCGGTAAGTCTCCGGGCAACCGGACCTTCAACGACCAGGTCTACGAAGGCGGCGCTGCCGCGTCCGTGGGAGCAGGCAACCCTGCCGGTGGCGGCGGGGCCTGCGGCCAGGCGTCATGGCCTGCCTCAGGTTCCAACGGCGGCAAGGGCGCAAGAGGACAGGCGTGGTTCTACGCCTACTGATGAAAGGAAACAGATGACCCCGGACGACATGTATACGTTCGCGATCTACTACGAGTTCCGGCCGAGCCCGGAGAGCCAGTGGCAGGAGATCGTTGCGGTCCAACAGACCCTGGCTGAGGCCCAGGCGGTGTTCAACGGGCTATCCCCGCTCGTCAGCCAGGACGAGAACGTGCGGAGCCTGATGCTCGCGTACACCCCGAAGATCGACTGGCAGAAGTACTAGCAACAAGAAACCCCCTCTCTTGGATGAAAGTCCTTGGGAGGGGGGCTTTTTGCGTTTAGGAGGTCTTGGCCAACTTGGACATCGCCTCGGCGAGTGCCTCGTCACGAGCCTCGGAGGCCATCTGATACTTCATCGCCATCCGGGGAGTCGTGTGCCCGAGACGGGCCATCAGCTCCTTGGTCGTCGCACCTGCCTGGGCGGCGAACGTAGCGCCGACAGCGCGGAGGTCGTGGATGCGGAGTTCCGGCCTACCGATCTTGGCGTAGCCCCGCTTCAGCGACTTGGTGAACGCGGACTTCGACAGCCGGTTGCCCTGCGTCGTGGTCACCAGGAACGCCTCGGGGCCCTTGTTCATCTTCGTGCGGTCCTTCATGTGCGCTCTGATCATCTCCGCGACGTGAGGTGGAACCGTCACAGGACGCTTCGACCTGACGGTCTTGGCGTTGCCGACGACGATCTTGTTCCCCACGCGGGTACCTCCTCGGCGCACCCGGAGCTTCATCGTCTTGCCGTCGTCCACGATGTCCTTGCGTCGAAGCTCGATCAGCTCACCGAACCTCAGGCTCGTCCACGCCAGGATGTAGGCCGCGACCCGGTAGTGCTCGAAGATCTCAGCCGCGACCGCGTCCAGCTCCTCAGGAGTCAGCGCCTCTACGTCGCGCTCGTCTGGGGCCTTCAGCTCGATCCGGCACGGGTTCTCCGAGAGCAACTTGTCCTCGACCGCTGTGTTCATCACCGCCCGGAGCACGTTGTACGCGTGCCGGCGGGCTGTGGGGTGCTTCCGGCCCATGCCGGCCCACCACGCACGAACAAGAGCTGGCGTCATCTCGGGGACAGCCTCGTCCCCCAGGACGGGATAGATGCGGCGCTCTGCGTGCCCGCTGTACAGCTCCCTGGTGCTGTCCGTGAGGTCGCGCTCAGCGATCCACTTCCGGGTGTACTCCTCGACCGTGATGGACTTGGCGGCTGCCTTCTTGGCCCGCTCCTGCGGAGGGGTCCAGGTCTCCATCTCGATGAGACGCTTCTCGCCCGCGAGCCACGCTTCGGCGTCCATCTTGTTGTCGTAGGTCTGCAGGGCGTAGTACCGGACACCGTCCTGCGGGTTGATGTACGACGCTTGAATCCGTCCGCTGCGCTGAGTCTTCAGCGAGCCCCATCCGCGACGTGCCAACTAGGTCTCCTCTCGTCGTGAACGAGGCTACCGGGTTGCAACTCCTGTGCAACTCTCACGCTTCAACACGCTTCTACGACCTGCAATTTCTTTCCACTTGGAGGGTGCAGCCGAGAGGGGGTAAAAACCTATTCTGACCTGGTCATATACGGGCAGCAGAGACCCATTCTTCCAAACTAGCTACGCGGGTTCGATTCCCGTCGCCCGCTCCGCTGGTCAGAGGGTGTTTTCGCCCTCTGGCCATTTTTCATTCCAGGGGTCTGCAACTCTTGTGCGACTCTTCTGACCTGGGCATACGAGGTTGCAACGCATCCCCGATCTGGCTACTTTCGCTGCTGACAAACGAATAGAGCCCCCCGCCTGCGCGAACAGACGAGGGGCATTCACACCAGATTGGAGCTGGTGCAGTGAAGAGAATAGACCGGGACAAGGTTGCACCGGGAGTTGCAACAGCCGGAACCGTCGCCGTCGGCGGGCTGGCGTTCGCCTTGTCGTTCACGGCCCTCAGCGAGCTGGCAGCGGCCAACGGGGTAGCCCAGGCAGAGACGGTGCCTCTGGTGGTCGACGGCCTGACGCTCGTCGCCACGGTCGCCACAGTGGCCCTGAAGCAGAACAGTTGGTACGCCTGGTCCCTGCTGATCCTGTCCACGGTCGTATCCGTGGCCGGCAACATGGCACACGCCTATCCCCACGGACTCATCGCGATGGTGATCGCGGCGATCCCTCCGCTCTGGCTCCTGGCATCGACCCACCTGACCGTGATGCTGGTGAACCAACGTGGCAAAGAAACGCCGGATCCTTTGCACGTCGTGGAGGACGTAGAAACAAACTTGCACGAAGCCGCTTGACTGCGCCCGACCGGGCAAGAGATACATAGCCAACCTATGGATGTAGGAGGCACAAAAAAAGGCCCCCCAAGCCAACCCGAAGGTCAGCCCGAGGGGCCCGTGGTGCAGTCCATGATTCAAACCAGGCAGCTAGTAGATCTTGCGAGTCCTACCGGAGTTGATCATCGCCACGATGATCCAGACGGGCAGCCACATGCCGCAGGAGATGACCGTGAGCAACAGGTGCATCGCGTGGTTCGTCCTGACGGGCAGGATGGTCGGCTGGGGCATCGGAGGGGGCGCGACCGGGTACCACTGAGGTCGATCTTGTTGCGGCGGAAACTGATTGGTACTCACGAGATACATCCTGTCAGATCGCTGGGAACCGGACTACTTGCCGATGGGGCGCATCAGCGCCTCGACGGAGTCACGCTCCACGCGGATCAGCCGGGGCCCGAGCCGAACGGCCTTGAGCCGGCCGTCGGCGATGTAGTTGCGGACGGTCTTGGTGCTGACACCGAGGTAGTCAGCGGTCTCCTGGATGGATGCTCTCGGGGGCATCAGCGCGGTCCTCCGTGGTTCATCAGATCATCACCGGGATTCCCACCGGGTTGCCCGGCATCGGGATGAACACCGGGACGCTGGGTGTGTAGTCCGACGTGCCCGTGCCGCCCTCACAGGCGGACAGGCTCAGGATGGCTGCGAGGCCGATGATGGCTGCTGCGATGGTCTTCTTCATTCGTTCTCCTTGGATGGTTTCTTGAGGCCCATCACGCGGGCCCAGGATCGTTTCGGCTTCGGCTCAGGGTCGGGAGGCAGGCTCCACAGCTCGACGCACTTGAACGAGAAGGCCACCATCGTCTGGCCCCAGTCACCTCCCAGGTGCATTTCCAGAGGGGTGGCCAGCCCGAACTTGCGTCCGTTGTAGTGGACGGTGTAATCGCTGTCGATTACCAGGATCGGGTTGCTCATCCGTTGAGCATCTCCGCTACTTCAGTGATCCCGGCCCAGACGGCATCTCGAGGTTGTTCGGTGTAATGGATACGCCCGCTTCTCATCTGGAGCACGGTGAAGTCGTCTTCGACCTTGATCGCTTCGATGAACGCGACGTTGACCATGGTCTCCCGGCCGTCCTCGGTCGGGTCTTTGACGGTGATGAATCCGAGTTGCATTACTCCCCCAGGGCTTTCTCCAGATCGAGGATCCGGTCTCGTAGTGCTTGGTTTTCCAGGTACGACTCGGCGAGGTTGGCCTCGGCGCGATCTCTGGCCTCGTCCTTCGACGTGGCCTCATCGATTGCCTCGTGCAGCCGGCGGATCAGATCCGGGATGGCACCGTGCAGACCCGCGATGAACTCGGCGTCAGCCTCGGACAGGAACGAGCACAGATACTTTCGCTCGTCGGTCTCCTGGTTGACCGCGTAGAGGCTGTAGTAGCCGGGGAACCCTTCGTCCTCGACGGGCATCCAGTAGCTGCGCTCAGCCAAGGTCGACTTTGACCACTGCTGGTAGAGGATGTCGAAGAACTCGTGGTCCTGTTCGTCGGCGGTAATCACTTGTACTCCTTGATGATTCTGTCGATACGCATGACGATGCAGTCGGACTCGAGGTGGATCCTGCGTTCCAACCAGAACCACTCGTCCCAGTACTCGGTCTCCCAGGAGTCCTTGAACGTCGTTGTTCCCACGAGGAACTCGACCGTCAGCGTGTTGATGTCGTTGCTGCCGCCTGGCTTGAAGCTGACGCCGCCCTCGGCGATGTACCAGGGCAGCTCCAGGCCGTCGAAGAAGACGGCCCGGTCTGTCACCAGCACTTCAGGGGCTCTGTACTCGGTCACCCAAACTCCTTCGCGCTGACCCAGAGCACCTTCCCTCCGTACAACTTGACGGCGGTGCCGTAGATGTTCTCCATCAGACCGATGGGAACCTGCGTGCCTGACTCGATGAGCACGCGGTCTGTACGAGCCCCCTCGAAGTGAGATGGGTGCTCCACGTCGAACGCCCGGTAGTACGTCAGCCCTAGCGCATCGGCTAACTGCTCCGCACGTTCGTAGGTCTGGGCAACAACCGACACCCAAGGTCGGGAGGTCATCGGCGACCCAGGTACGGGATGATCTGCGCCCGGAACTCCAGGAACGTCATGTCCGCTGGGGTGTCCGCAGGGACTTGCTCGGGGCGCTCGGCGGTGAACACGCCGATCTCGCCGCCCTCGATGGTGCCCAGCGCGTTGAGCTTGTGGATCGCGTGACCCATCAGCTCTTCATCGAGACCATTCGGTGCAGGCAGAACAACTTTGGCTTGTGGCATTATCTCTCCTTCGTGTATGTCAAGTTGGGCTCAGTAATCAGCGCCGTAGAGCGAGCCCCACGAACGCTTTCCAACTTCTGGGTCGGTGCCGATCAGCACAGGGCCCATCTCCTCTTGCATCAGTCGACCGATCTCCTTGGCACCCCATTCGGCCTGCCCAGCGGGCAGAGAAGCGACGACTTCGTCGTGGATGGGTAGACGGAGGTACGGGGTGAATCCGGCCTCGTGGAGGCGAATCAGGGCCCGACAGGTCACATCCCGCGACGACGACTGGATCATGTAGTTCAGCGCGGAGTACGTCCGCGAGCTGTCCACCGGCAGCCGCCGGCCCATCGCGTTGACGATGTACCCGTTGCGTCCAGCTTCCATCGCCAGCTTCTTGCTGTACCGCGCCACACCGGGGTAGGTCTTGGCGAAGCCGTCGAGAACTCGCTTGGCCGTTGGGAAGTCGATGTGAGCCTGCTCGGCGAGCGTCTTCGCGCCGCCACCGTAGACCGTGAGGAAGTTCGCCATCTTCCCGACCTTGCGGACCACCTGACTGGCGTCTGCAGTCATCTGGTGGAGGTCAGCTCCGGTCTTGAACGCCTCGATCATCGTCTGGTCGCCCGAGAGCGCCGCGAGCACGCGCAGCTCCTGGGTCTGGTAGTCGACCGAGGCCATCACCTGGCCGGGGTCCGCGACGAAGCACCGACGGACGATCCAGTCCGACGCCGGCAGAGTCTGCGCCGGGATACCGGTGATCGACATGCGCGAGGTCCGCGCCTGCAGCGGGTTGACGAAGGTGTGGCACCTGTCCTCAGCGTCCCTGACCGACAGGAACTTTGCGACCCAGGTCTTGTTCCACTTACCTAGCTTCTTGGCCTCCTGGATGATCGCCGCCAGCTCGTTGCCGTCGTCGCTCAGGCTCTGCAGCAGGTCGTCGTTGACCTGACGCTTACCAGACTCGGTGCGACCCTTGATCTTGACGCCGATCTCCTCCAGGGCGTCCGCAGCCTGGTCGGTGGAGTTGACGTTCTCCAGCCCGTACTCGGTGAACGCGATTGCGTCCCACACGCTCTTCTCGTACAGCCACCGATCCGACAGCGCCTGGGCGTACTCCACGTCGAGCAGGAAGCCCTTGCGGTCGATGTAGCTGCAGATCTCAGAGAGCTTGTGCTCGTAGGGAACCAGCGACCGGGAGACATCCGGCACCAGAGGTGCCAGCTTGCCGCAGACACGGGCGGTGAAGATCGTGTCCATGCCTGCGTACGTGAGGTACTCCGGGTGGAACAGATCGATGGTCGACCAGATCTTGGCCTTGGTCGTCTTGTGCTCCTTGGCCAGCTTGGTCATGAGCCCCTTGACGTTCTCGGCCTGCTCCTTGTCGATGAACTCAGCGATCAGCTCTTCGAGCGAGTGACCGAACCCGCCGGCCTCGAAGGGCCGGGGGTCGACCAGCTTGGCCAGAATCTGGGTGTCCAGCACCTTCGGCCAGAGATCCTCCATCGGCGCGTAGCCGATCTGATCGAGCACCTGGAGGTCGTACGACGCGTTCTGCATCACGATCTTGTCCAGTTGGTACAGAGCCCCGATGACGTTCTCCGGGATTCCACCTCCCAGCTCCACTGGCAGCACCCAGGACTCGGACTGAGTCCCGAACTGGACCAGCCGGCACCGGAAGGTGTCGCTGTAGATGTCCAGCCCGGTCGTCTCAGTGTCGACGGCGAGGCAGTGCTTGTGAGCACGGATGAAGTCGCGGAACTCCGCTAGATCTTCGTCTCTCTCAACGACATTGATGGTGACGAGGTCGCCTCGGACCTCATGCCGCAGCTCTAGCACGGCGCTCCTATCTCATGGTGAAGTAGTCGATCCTCCGACGGCGGTCGGCCTTGATCGCGTCCATCAGCACGGCGTTCTGAGCCTCCTTGTGCTCATCCACCAGCTTCTGGGCGGCAGCCAAGATCTTCAGCGCCACTTCGGGATACGTGTCGATGCTCAGTCGGACCTGCTTCTTCTCGAACAGGTTGCCTTCCGAGTTGCTCAGCGTGTACTTCATGCGTGCGGATCCCTCACGAAGCTGACGGACTCCAGCAGACGGGCGTCCCGGTCGTACCGGGTGACCGCACCGACGACCTCGCGCTTCGCCTTGCCGTCTGCGATGAACCTGGCGGCGATCATGTTGTGCTGCCACAGCGAGAAGTAACCGACGGCTTCGCCGATGTGGAGAGTGGCGTCGTCAGTCGCTCCCTTGTACCGGACGGAGTTCTCATCCACATCCGCGATCTCCTTCATCAGGTCAATCGCCTTGCGGCGCAAGCCAACCCCCTGCACATCGATAGGCAGGGCGTCGTCTACTGGGACCGCGATGACTGCGTGCATACGGTCTGGCATCAGTGGTAGATCCCCCGGACGGTGCGGGAGATCGTGGCCGGGTTCACGTCGTAGTTCGACGCGAGATCCTTCTGCTTCATACCGCCTCGGTATGCCTCGCGGATGTCCCGGACCTCACGCTCGGTGAGCTTCCTCCGGTTCGGCCGGCTCGGGCCGGTTTCCGGCTTGACCTGAGCAAACGCCTTGCCGAACAGCTCATTCTGCGAACGCTCTTTGAGCGCGAACTTCCGGTTCGCTTCTCGCAGCTCGCCGTTCTCCCGGAGGGCCCGGTTCGCCGCCTCGGACAGCCTGACGTTGGCGCTACGCAGGATCTCGTTCTCGCCCAGCAGGTTCGTGATCCTGTAGTCCTTGTCCGAGATCTCAGCCTTGGCCTTGCCTAGATCGCGAGCCAGCTTGGTGTTGGCTTCTCTCAGGTGCTTCTTACGCATCAGCGTTCTCCTCCCGGCGGAACTGCTCGTACTCATCCGCGGTCATGTAGTAGTAGTCAATGACGTAGTCCCAGTTGAAGGTTCGGGATGTGCCGTCATCGAACTGGATGATCAGGACGCCTTCGTCGGTGTCCAACATCGACTCACCGGCGACCACGACGAAGCGGTCTTCCATGTTGATCAGGGTTGCTCGTCGGGACATGTCAGCCTCCGTAGCTGTAGGGGGTAGTGGGGATGTCTTGGTAGGTGTTGGGAGCGACCTCCCGGAGCTGCGTAAGCAATTCCCCTGCCAGTTCACGAATCTCGGCATCTGCAGCCTCGTGCCACCTGTTCTTGATCACGTATCGCCAGGCCCGGTGGTTTCCGGTGACGACCATCGGTGAGCTGGTCATGTTCGGCAGGACGGCCCGCGCCGCTTCGCGAGCCTGCTTCCGAGGCTTGCCGGCCTCGGTGAAGATGTGGACGAGGTACTCGTACGCCTCCTGGGTGAAGGACTGCACGTCCAGCAAGACGCCCTTGGCGTCGTCTGCATCCTTGCCTGCCAACTCCGTAAACGCCGGGGGCACTTCGATTCCCATCTCCGTGGGATCGACGTACCGCTGGGACACCACCGAGAAGCTGAGGTGTCGATGGCGCTCCAGCTCGGTCAGCACAGACCGGCTGGCTTCGATGTAGAACGTGGCGCTGGAGTGCTCCAGGACCGACTCGTGACCGACATCGAGGATGTGGTCGAGGTAGTCGACGTTCGCCCGCGTCTTGGGGTTCGGCCGGGTGAAGCTGCGATAGCAGTTCCGGCCCGCGAACTCAGCCAGCTCGTCGGCAGACGTGGTGGCGTCGCTGTCGGTGTAACCCGTGCCGGCCCAGCCTTCGTCCTCGAGGATGGTCGACGCGATCAGTTGGACTTTCATACTCTCCGCTCAGAGTGGGGAGGGGGCCGGTCGTCGTTGCCGGCCCCCGGTGGATGTCAAGTAAGGCTGATGCTTACCGACGGTTGTTCAGATACTGCGGCTTGCACTGCTGGTCGCGAGGTGCGGTGCAGGAGAACAACTGATAGGCGTTGCCGGCCTTGGAGACGCCAGACTTGAACACCATCTCGCCGTGCGAGCAGAACCGCTTCTCGCCGCCCGGAGCTTCCTGGGCAGCCTGCGGGGCTCGCGACTGCTGCTGAGGCTGACCACCGCCGCCGCTCTGAGCGGGAGCGCCACCGCCCAACGAGGCGTAGTGGTCGTTCATCTTCTTGACGCGGTCGAACAGCGCGAACCACTTCTGCCCCTGGCCGAGAGCCGCGACCTGGGCCGGGTCGACACCGAGGTCGACCAGCGCCTCGTCTACCGAGGAGTACTTCGGCACGAGCCATGCAGCGTCGTAACCGCCAGTGCCCTTGAACGTGACCGAGAGATCACCCGTGCCCGCAGCAGGAGCCACGACGGGAGCCGGTGCAGGAGCGGGAGCGGGAGCCGGCGCGGGGGCCGGGGTGTTGTCCCACGGAGACTGCTGAGGTGCTTCAGCAGGAGCAGGGGCCGGTGCCGGTGCGCTGGCAGGGGCTGGCTGCTGGTCGAACGGATCGGGAAATGACAAATGAGTACCTTTCACTTAATGGGGCATGCGCCGTTGGCGCACTCTTCATCGACACCGTCAGAGACGGCTTTTGCCACAGCAGATTCGTACTGCTGCTTAGTGATTCGCTCGTAGGGAGCTTGCGGGAAGCTGGCCTCCGGGAAGATCGTCGAGCCCTTGATGAGCCCTGCGAACCTCTTCAGGTCAGCCGCAACGTCCACTGCCTCGTACGCATCCGGGTCGACGTTGGCGGTGAAGCTCACCGCGTTGTCTGCCCAGCACGTCTGGTAGAGAGCCTGGAACGCCAGGAGCTGGTTGAGCGTCAAGTCATTCGCTGCCTCGACAAGCTCCTCCGCGTCTCGACCGTGGAGGTCGACCACGGCCTGGACGAGAGTGTCCTTGGTCGGGATCGAGACCACCTCGGTGTTCGGGGCGAAGAGATCCTTCTCGATCTCGTACCCCTCGTTGGCCAACTTCCGAAGCTCAGCCATGTCGCTGTTCTCGTTGAACCTGATGCGCCGGATGAAGTACTTCGAGAAGATCGGATGGATCCCCTCGGAGACACCGGGCATCTTGGCCACCGTTCCGGTCGGAGCAATCGTCCGCTTCTTCACCGGGACCGGGATCCGCAGTTCGTGGGAGAACTGCTCAGCCGCCAGATCGACCTCAGCGGCCATCTCCCGCAAGAAGTTGGTGAACCGCTTGTCTCCGGGTGCCTGCGAGTACCTACGGCCCGTGAGGGCCAGATAGGAGGCCACACCGAGGTGTCCCACGCCGATGCGTCGGTTCCGGTCCAGCACCTCCCGGCTCTTGGGATCAGCGACCGGCGAGAACGTCGCCCGGATCAGGAACCGCGTCATCAGACGATGCGCCCGGATCAGGTCGATGTAGTCCGTCTTGCCGGCCGGCGTCACGAACGCCGCTAGGTTGATGTGCCCGAGGTTGCACGGCTCCCAAGGCTCCAGCGTGATCTCACCGCACGGGTTCGTACAGATGACCTGGTTCGGCTCACCGACGTTCGACAGCGACGAGTCCCACATCCCCGGCTCACCGTTGCGGACAGCGCCCTGTGAGAGGGCGTCCATCACGTCGTGGGCCTGAGACTCCGACGGGCTCTTGACCTCCCGCCAGAACTGATCGTCCACCTCGACGGAGATGTTCGTCGTCCAGTGATCGCCCGACTCCGACTTGCAGTTGATGAACTCGGTGATCTGCGGATCGGCCCAGTGCATCATCGACATCCGAGCTGACCGGCGAACGCCGCCGGCCACCACGCACTGTGCAATCGCGTGATCGACCGTCATGGCATCCAGCCCGGTGAGCACCTCCCCTGCGCGCTCGGAGAGAACCTCGCTGACCTTCTGGAGCATCTGCGCGAACGGCAGCGGGCCGCTTGCCACGCCTCCGAACGTCTTGAGCTTGGCTCCCTGAGGCCGGATACGACTCACGTCGTAGACCCGCTGGAAGTGGACCGTGTCGTGCCGGTAGTGCGTGTCGATCAAGTCGACCATCGCTGCAGCCCAGCCCTCGCGGGAGTCCTCGATGGGGAATGCACCGACCCAGTCGGAGTCGTAGTGCTCCGACAGGATGCCGGCGTCCTTCATCGCCTGGTAGTCGACATGGTCTGGGTCGCAGACGATCTCGACCTTCAGCGGGTGGACCACCGCCGGGTATCCCTCGAGGTAGTGGTTCGAGTAGTTGGCGCCTACTCCCCCGCCCTCCATCAGCCGCATGAACGTGAACTGGAAGTGGTCCGAGATCTTCTCAGGCCAGCCAGCTACCCAGCAGTTGAACAGGTGCTGGGCGTTCTTGACTCCTGATGCCCACAGATGTCGACCAGCGGGCAGGATCTTGAACTCCCGCATGAGTCGGAGCAGATCTTCTCGCTCTCCTTCGAGCTGATACCGAGGATCAACGAGTGCGAGGTTCCCAGAAACCACTCGGTCCACAGTTTCAGGCCAAGTTTCCTTCGAGCCGTCAGGCTTGGTCCTGGCGTAGGTTCGGTTGTAAACGAGTTCACCCGTTGGCCCCCATGGAATTTCGGCTGTCACGCAGCTCCTATCACGTGTCGTTGTTTGTAGTTCTTGAACTCGTAGCCGGGGGTGAAGGCCCCGCCGACGTACAGCTCCAGGTCGTCCTGCGACCAGTTCTCGAGGCGCATCGGCTTCTGGTGAGGGAACAGCTCGGGGAAGACTTCGGCTCGGTACATCTCCGAACCCGGCATCCCGTTGAACGTGGGATCAAGCAGATTGTGCATAGCACCTCCCCCCGAGGAACTCATCGAACGAGGTCTCGTGCAGGTACTCGTCCCGGAGGTCGGGGTGCTCGATCAGCAGCATCGCGATGGTCGCTGTGGGATCAGAGTGACCGTCCCCCTGCACCTTTCGGATGTCAGGGAAGATCGCGTGCTTGCTGCCAGGGCCGTCCTTGGAGACGACCTTGCCCTTGTCGTCCTTCTCAACACCAGCCGTGATCGCGATGATGTTGACGTGCTGCGTCAACGACTTCACCGCGTTCTTCAGGCGCTGCTTGGGAGCGTTCTCCTTCGGCACGATGCCGTCGTCGTACCGACTGCGGATCGCCTCGGCGTAGCTCTCGTTCTGTGCTGCAAGCGATTCCATCGCCAGCGGCATGATGTCGACCAGGTACTTGTTGGTCGTCGTCCCGGACAGAGCTTCCTTGACGTTGTCCGACGAGTAGTGGCTCCGGGCCTCGAAGAGGTCTTTCGCCTTGGCATCACCAGACAGGATGTTGAAGCACTGCCGGCGCACGTAGAGCACCGCTTCGCCCTCGCTCAGGCCGTCGATCCGGTTCTGGATCTTCGGGCTGCCGAGGTACCAGACCCACAGCTCCTGGACCAGCTCGTCAGCGGTGAGGTCAGCCTCCCAGGAGACCAGAGCCTTTCGCGCTGCCTTGCTGAAGACTTGGTTGATGTCGATCAAGGCATCACCTTCCTGAGGTAGTCCTCGCGGTCCAGCCGCCGGTCGAGGTGTCGAGTGACCTCTTCCGCGAAGACCTCTCGGACTTCGCTGGAGGTGATCTGGCGCGACCGTGCGTTCTTGTGCAGGTACGGCAACTTGGTGGATGTCAAGTTCTAGACCTCCCAGGTATGGCCGTCGACCGAGAATCGACCGCCGTTGATCGGAACCAGCTCGGGCTTGACGTGAGTTCCCTCGACCGTCAACAGACCAAAGCCGCTCTGCCAGTTGGCAGTTGCACCCTTGAGGTACTGGGCCAGCTTCATCGACATCAGGTTGCCAACCTCCATGGACCACAACACCTTGGAGTCGCCGCCGTACCCGAGGGTGTGCGGCTTGATCCCCTGGCGATGCGTGTGCCCGATGATCACCGACGAGTTGAACCTCATCATCGCGTTGTACGCGGTGTCTGCAGCCTTCTGGACCAGCCGGATCCCACCACGGTGGCCGTGGGTCGAGATCCAGCCCGGAGCGATCTTGTAGAACTCAGGCAGCACCTTGACGCCGAACCCGTCGAAGTCCAACAGGTTCTGGAACCGGAAGTCGTCGGCGTATTCGACCAAGGCCGGCGCGAACTGGTGCAGGTAGTCGACCGGCCGGCGGTCGTGGTTGCCCTCGTGGACACCGATCGGGCCGTCGTAGACCTGGCGCAGCGGCTCCAGGAACCGCCGCTTGCACTGCTCTGAGTCGGGCTTGATCCGCTGAGCGAACTCCTCCTTGGTGCCCTTGGTCCACCGAGACGGGCTCGGGTAGTCCATCAGGTCACCGATGTGGACGACCTCGTCAGGCTGGGTGTCCCCGATGTAGCCGATCACCGCCTTCAACTGCTTGCGGTCATCGAACGGAATCTGGGTGTCCGAGATGACGACGATGCGCTTGCTCACACGACCTCCGCGAACCAGTTAAGCTCCCGGTGCTTCGGAGGCAGATCGATCCAGCCCGCCTTCATGGTCGGGTCGGATGTCACCTTGACAACTCCGTCGACCCGCTTCGCGTACAGAGCGCCTCGGCCTCGATTCTCCTTGGCTACCACACCAACTGGGATGTCGTAGACGTTCGCCCAGACGCGAGGCTCAGGCTTCTGCGACTCGAGGATCTCCTCGTGGCATCGCACAGCCAGGGCCGCGTAGCCGGCCAGGTCGACGTAGGAGTCCCGGTGGATGACCTCCGGGGTGCTCAGTGCGCTCTTGGCTCGCGAGATCTTCAGCAGCGACATCAGATTCGCCACGTCCATCGCCGTCAGCGGCTCGCATCCGATGTACGCCGTCCACAGGTCGGCGATGCGCTCGAACGAGGTGATCGCCTTGCCGTAGGACTGCTGGCGGTCGCCGTCGATCAGTCGCTGGGCTTCTTCGAGGATGGTTTCTGTCACAGTCCGGTCTCCGATGCGGTGTGGTAGTTGATCAGCTCGGCGAGCTGGTCGGGTTGGTAGCCGAGGATCGGCTTGTGGGTGTCGGTCACGACGACCGGAACCGACATGGCGTTGAGCACCTTGGTGACGTAGTCGTACGCCTCGGCGTTCTCGGTCACGTCGACAGCGTCGAAGTCGATGCCAGCTTCGGTGAGCTGGTCCTTCACCCGCTGGCACGGCTTGCAGCCTGGCCGCGTGTAAACCGTGACCGGTGCAAACAGCGTTCTCATCAGATCCTTTCCAGCAGAGCATCTTTGCCCTGCGCTGTGACTAGTGAATTGACATCCTCGCCGGGGGGCATGGGGATGATTCGTGCGTTGGGCAGCGTCTTCGCCACCCCTTGTGCGAACTCCATGCCTGGCTCGTCGCCATCAGCCAAGATGTTCACGTTGCGGTAGCCGAGGAACAGCTCTCGCATGAACGGCTTCCACATGGCCACACCTGGTAGCCCGACGGCCGGGATGCCGGCCAATTCGGCTGTGATCGTGTCGATCTCGCCCTCACAGATCGCGATGTCCCGCGAGTAGCGGGCCAGCGCAACCGAGTTGTACAGCCTGGGCTTGTCACCTGCCTGCGTCATGTACTTCGGCGTGCCGCCGTCGAGCCGGCGGTACCTGATCGATGCGACCGACCAGTTTCGCCAGGGCGACCACCGCATGTACGGGATCGCCAGGCAGCCCCGATACATCTCATGACCAGGGAGTGGATCTCCCACGTACCCCAGGCCGAACGGTCGAACCCGATCCAGAACCAGACCGCGACTCGCCAAATACTCGTCGGCTGGACTTCCGGGGAGGCTTCCTCTGTACCGGGACGTTGCTTCCCACAGATATTCCCTCTGCGATTCGGACAGCCTCTGCAAAACTCACCTCCTCTTCATGTCGGATGATCGAAATCACGTCGCCCCGGACGCTGCACGCGAAGCAGTTGAACCCCTGGTTGTCGTAACTGACTGCGGCAGAGGGCGTTTCCTCGCCGTGGAACGGGCACAGGCACTTGTTCCACTCGCCGTAATCCGGCGGTGCCTCCCAGTCCGGGTAGTACCGCTGGATCACCAGCGCAATGGGAGACTCAGAAGACACCAGGCTTGCGCCTCCGAAAGATCACCGAAGAGCCCTCGGTGAAATCGTTGGTGCATCGCTGGACGACCTGAACGTCGGCCGGCGCATGGATCGTCAGCGTGTCGTTCTCGTAGTCGACCTCCATCTCCAGCGAAGCCAGAGTCGGTGTCGGCCAAGGCCCTTCGGGCGGCTTAATCGTCATCGTCACGCTCCTCGGGCGAGAGGCCCTCGAACATCCCGCTCAGCACCGCTGCGAAGTCCTCGCCGCTGCGGGCCGCGTCGAGCATCTCGGTGATCGTCTTTGCCATGCTTCCTCCTTGGTGGATGTCAAGTGCGAGACAGCTTTTCAGCCTCGATGGGCGCGATGCGCTCACCGATGACCTGGACCGCAGGTGGCTTTCGGAGATAGTCGATAGCCCGCTGGAGCATCTCGATGCAATCTCTGGCCCAGCCAAGGATGTACTTGTTGCACATCGTGCAGAGCAGTCCTCGGACGATGCCTGTCTTGTGGTCGTGGTCGACCGACAGGCGCTTCTTCTTGCCGTTGGCACGCCGGCAGATGTAGCAGCGGCCACCCTGGAACTCGTAGATCTTCCAGTACTCTTCGGGGGTGATGCCGTAGGTCGCGATGATCCTGGTTCCCCAAGCGCCCGAACTCCTTTCGCGCCTCTTGGCGCGGTGGTGCGTGTAGCACCGGGGTCCGGGGTACTTGGCGTCACGCTTGGTGGTGACGCCCTCAGCCAGGCAGTCGACGCAGAAGCGGGGCTTCTTAGTCCTCGCCACGGTCGTTGTCCATCAGCATGCAGAACCACGAGAGCAGCCCTGCCAGGGAGATGTAGAAGGCCACGAGCATCTGTCCGCTCACTTCACAGCTCCCCTCAGCCACCACCGCGACAGCTTCTTCTTGGCCACGTCAGCGACCGTCAGGTCGCCTGGCCCGGTCTCCCCCAGATCGATCTCCGCAGAGGCGATCTCGAAGCCCAGTACCTTCAACGAGATCTTCATGCGCGGTCTCCGAAGTTGATGACGGGGATGCCGGCCTTCTCGGCCGCACCCATGCAGTGACGAGTGCCAACGGAGTTGCCGAGCGGGAACGCCAGGCAGACATCAGCGCCTGCCTTGACCATCTCGATGTTGCGGAGGATGCCGGCACGCTTGCCGTACCTGTCCCAGTCCGCACGGTGCAGCTCCGGGTTGACGTTCCACCCGGTCTGCTTCATCCCCCAGGCCCAGCGGTCTGCGATGTCGTCAGCGCCGCGAGCGCCGCCGTGGACGACGATCAAGCCGCCTGGGTATCGATCCCACTCGGCCTTCAGCGCGTCCCAGATCGTGGTGCGCGCCTGCCACACTCGCGAGCCGGTGATCAGCACTCGCCTCATCCGATTACCTCCCAATGGACTCCGTCACTGGACCTGACCAGCTCGGCGTCGTAGACGCCGTATCGGATGGCCAGGATCGTGATCATCTGCGCCTGCTTGAGCCCGAACGGGCACTCATGCACCCCGCTGCGGGGGTAGCGGACGCCGAACTTCACCGGTTGAACACCAGCCCGATGACCGTCCCGATACTGAGCCCGAGCACGATCTGCTCGAGCAGCGACAGAGATTCGATCCACTCGGTCATCGCATCCACCGCTTCGCGATGCGGTCGACGTTCTCGGCCGAGACGTTCCGGGCGAGGCCGGCCACCAGCTCCGTGCCCTTCCGCTTGGTCTCGAGCACCCGAGGCTTCTTCGGGTCCGGGCTCGTCGGGTCGAGCGTCTTGTGCGTCCAGGTCGTCGGACGCGTCTTGATCAGGTCACCGAGCACCTGCTGGTGAATGGTGCTGGCCTTGCGGGGCATTGCGAGTGGAGTGGTCATCTGATTCCTTTCGGGTGGATGTCAAGTAGGAGGGCGAAGGGTTGGGGCACATGACCGTTTGTCGTTTAAGCCCAGGTGGTTCCCGTGTGCTCGCCTTACCGAGCAGACGTGAGAGCTGCAGTCACGTACGGTGACACCTGCTGGCCCCCAACCCCTCTCGGTCACCGGATGTCGATGTCCGGGACCACGACAGAGGGCTTGAACGTGACTCGGTAGAAGTCGTCGGAGACGTTGGCCCCTTCGATCTGCTCCACGAAGTACGAGACGTTGTCGGACAGGCCGAGGAAGTGCTTCTTGAACTGCCCGTTCTGCTTGCACGTCACGTCGAGCTTCTTCGACGCGGTGTCCGCGACGATGGCACACCGGCCCTGGATCTCCAGGAGGTACTTGTCGGTGATGCCGTTGAAGAACACGATCCGGCGAGGGATCTCGAAGTTGTCCGCAGCCTTGGACAGGTTCTCCGAGGCCACGTCGGCGTCGTTGATGCCGCACGCGGACATGCCCAGCGCGAGGGCGGCAGCGGCGATGGTGGTGGCGATGATCTTCTTCATGTTTCTCTTTCCGGTGGAAGTCAAGTTAGTGACCGAAGTCGTTGATCTGCATGGTGTCTCCGACGAACTCCAAGGAAGCGAAGTCTTGGCCCGAGGCATCCGACTTGCCCCCTCGGTTCTTCACCGTGGAGACGTTGAGCGAGTCCGGGCCGAAGCCGTCCGACACGCGGTTCAGGGTCAGCACCATCTCGGGCACACGCCCGATCTGTCCCTTGATGCCCGACAACGGGATCGGCTTGTCGCCGTCGTTGTACTGGCCGGTGACGTGGTGCAGACCGATCACGCATGCGCCGGTCTCCCGGCCCATCTCGTGGAGGTAATCCATCAGCGACTCCAGGCCGCTGAACGGATCGTCGCCATCGCTTGAGTCCGTGCGGACGTTGGTGATGTTGTCGACCACGATCAGGTGCGGGAAGTCCTCGTAGAGCGCGTCGTACGCCTGCAGCGACTCCTCGATCACGTCGAGCGAGGGAGAAGCCTTGTAGTTGAACCGGATCGGGATCGGATCCAGGTCTCCTGCAACCTCTGCGAGGTCTTCGTTGCGTACTGCCCGAGCTGACCGCTCCAGCGACCATCCGGTGGTGATGGACACCGACCGGGTGAGCTGCGTGAACGCGTCCGAGTCCGCCGAGAAGTACAGCGTCGGCACCCGTGACTTCAGCGCGTACGCCAGGACGAACGCCGACTTGCCGGTGCCTGGGCCGGCACAGACCAGCACGAGCTGCCCACGTCGAAGGTGGGTGCCCTTGACACTCAAGGCATCCCACACGTCCGGGAGAGGATCACCAGCCGAGCCTCTGATGTAGAGCGACTGGTTAAGCGTGAACAAACGGGTTCACCTCTCGCACAACGCTGACGAGCGACATAGGAGACATCTGGAACTCCTGCTTGTCGCCTTCGGAGTTTCGGCCTGCCAACCACACCGTGACTCCTTCGCCGTCGTGGTGGACCTCGCGGAGGTCGCCCATGATGACGGCTCGAACGTCGGAGAGCGGGAACTTCCAGTAGAACTGGACTCGTTCGCCGATCTGGTTGTGGGTCAGCTCTTTTGCGCGGACCTTCTCGGTCTTCAATTGCTTCATGGTGTCCTCTCAGAACGGTGGGCCGTAGGTCTGGATGATGAACTCTTCGAGCTTGTCCGTGGCGTCGAGGATGTCCTCGCCGTCCGGGGTCAGCGGCAGTCCCAGCAGGATCGCCAGGATCTTGTCGCGGATCACTTCGTGGCAGCGATCAGCGCGTCGTGGATCGGCAGGTTGCGGCGGTGCGCCTCCGTCTCCTGGTCCATGGCCCGCTGGATCTGGGACATCAGCCGAGTTCCCTTGAGCTTCAACAGCTTCATCAGCTCCGGGCCGGGGATGCCGGTGCGCTTGATCCGCAGCACCGCAGCGGTCTCGTGCGGCGCGTACGGAGACTTCAGCATCGGGTGGTTCGGATCCCACGGGCCGGGGTTCTCGGGGCTGCCCTTCCAGGTGGATGTCAAGTCGGTCACAGGTCGAACTCCTCTTGGTATTGAGGGATGAAGTATGAGGCCGGCGTGGGCCGGCCGGCCGACACTTCCGTGTCGAACCGGTCCAGCAGGTCACGCAGGTATGCGTGATGCCACGGCGGTGCCTCTTCGATCAACTGGGCGATCTTCCGTCGCTGCTTCGCGACGTTCATGGTCGGCTCTATGCCTCTCACCGCACGATTACCTCCCTGCCGGGGTACTGCGCCCGGTTGGCTGCTGCGAACCGCTCAGCGGCCTCAGGGGTGGGGAACGGGAACCGTGAAGGCTGGGCCAGTTGATGCCATGGCGGCATGCCTTTGACCGGGCCCATCTCCACGAAGTGGTAGTCCGTATCGGTGCTGAGGTCGAGCGTCTTGCGGTATTCCTTCATGCTTGCCTCTGTAGGAAGGTGACACTTGGTGGAAGTCAAGGCGGGGTCAGCCGTTGTAGCCTCGCCACACGCCTTGCTGCTCCAGCTTGATCGCTGCACGCTCCAGGCCCTTGTTGGTGATACGACCCTGCGTCGTGCCAGCCCCCGAGCCGGGGTGGACGTAGATCCGGTTCTTCATGTACCCGGACGAGACCGCATACGCCTTGGCTCCGGTGCCGTCCTTGTCGATCCAATTCCACTCGCGGAGAATGTCATTGAACGTCAGCGGCGGAACGCCGAGCTTGCGGGCAGCGTCCCGCAGCGAGCAGAGGCCCTCCTCGCCGAAGAACTCCTCGGCAGCGTGGACCATCGGCTTGTCCTCCTCGACCTTGGCTTCGAGCACGGCCTTCTCGGCCTCGGCCACGACGAGCTTGGCTTGGGCCTCCTCGGCGATGGCCACCGCGGCCTTGATCGTCTCCAGCGCGGTAGCAGGATCCATCAGGTTCAGCTCAGCCTTGGAGCCCGGAGCGATGTACGCGCCCCCGGTCTTGCGGATCGTCGGCAGGACGACCGCCGTGACCCACTTCTTGAAGGCTTTCGCCTCGGGCTTGCGGCTGCGGAGGATGAGCGAGTAGAGCCCAGACTCGTTTACGGTGCGAAGCTGCTGGTCACCGCCAGGGGTCGCCAACTTGGCGAACCCTTTGTCGTCGTCGTCAACGTCCCTGGCGATGTGGTCAGACTTCAACCCAAGAACTTCACACACATCCTTGGCGACGAACCACGGCTCGCCGTCGAGCTGCACGACGCGAACGTCGGCCTGGACGATGAGACCGCCCTCTTCAGCCGACGGGACGTTCTGGAACTGGAAGATCTCAATTTCGGTCGTTGTGGTCATTTCGTACCTTTCGTTGGTGGATGTCAAGTACTACTACTGAAAAACGGGGCAGGAGTAATTCACGTCGCAAAACCCGCACTTGTCTGGTTCGGGTAAAGGCTCGAAGTCGCCGGCCTGGATGCCGGCCTCGACCTCATGGAACCTTGCAGTGATCTTCTCCCGCGTCCACTCGGTGAGGTCGTAGGGGTCTGTGATGACCGCCTTCTTCCCCTTCTTTCCGGCCATGTAGTAGTCACCGGTCTTCGGTGCCTCTATGCCGAACAGGATCGAGATTGCGAGCGCGTAGACGCCGAGCTGGAAGTCGTCGCCAGGCTTGTTGCCCGTCTTGTAGTCCCGGACTCGAAGCTCTCCGTCGACCACGACTACCGCGTCGATGAATCCTCGTACCTTGATGCCGTCAAGCTCAATCGAGAACGACAACTCGATGGCTGGCTTGCTCGGCCGGCAATCGCATTCCTCGACGTGATGCTCTTGGACTGCTTCATCGTCTCCGGTGATGCAGCGACGGTCTCGGATCTCGGGAGTCATCCAGATCGTCTGGCCTTTGTCCTCGCGCCACGCGATGAACTTCTGGACCTGCTCCAGTCCGACCTCGTATCGGCGCTCGATGTCTCGCTCACCGTTGTACGGTCCCGACCAGAACCACCACTCGAAGTTCGGAGTCTCTTCGCAGAGCGCACCGATGTCCTTGGAGTACTCCTCCTTGAAGATCTCTTGTGCCCGTTCGAGGCTCATCTCACGGCCCTCGGCCCGGGCCTTCTCGTACACCTCAGCGACGGTGTGGAACGCGGTTCCCTGAGGCAACCACGCGGCCGGACGAGCCCACACCTTGTCGATGCGTGCGAGCTTGTACGCCATCGGGCACCGGGTGTACTGGTTCAACTGGCTAACAGAGCGCAGCGGCAATTTGATCTTGGTGTCTGTCAAGCTACCTCCATGGCTTGAGACAGCGCGCCGTCGACAGCTTCGGCCAGCACATCAGCGACTGAACCGACATCGAACGGATCGTTGGGGAATTCATCGGCGTTGGTCATCCTGGCGTAGAAGAACTCGGCACCCTTGTCGCCGTGGATCATGTTGTCGTCTCGCCGAGTTCCTTGACTCAGCACCTGGAACTTGTTCGCGGCGAGGATCGCCTCAGCGACCGGCCGGTACATGCGCTTGTGCGGGGTTACGAGCGGGCTGCGGTAGACGAGGAGAAGCGTCACCGGCTCCGCGTCTAACTGATCACGCCACCAGGCGCTGCATCGTTGGGCCATCAACCAACCGGGGCGGTCCACGATGGTCTCTGGAGCTGTGTGAACTACCTCCGGGAAGTGGCGGGCAATCCTGTTGAGCGGCACTATGTTCGGTCCTTTACTTGTACGCCCCTCCCCCTCGGAGGGGCGCACCGTTCGTTCTAAGTGAGGATCTCCTCGATGTCTGGTGGCCAGCACCAGAGCATCTCCCCCTCGTCGGTCAGGTTGGTGTACTCGTTGACCCGTATCAGGAGGTCGTCGTCCTTTTCAGTACGAGCGACGTACCTGAAACCTCCTTGCGGAGCCACGCCGGGGGTTGGCGGGATGTTCGGGTCGAATTCGAGTACCAAGTCGTTGTCGCGGAGCATCTTCCACCACGACTTGAGGCGCTTCTCTTTGTCCTCGGACATAGTGCGGAAGCTACCTACTCGCATGTACTCGCCATGATCGCGAAGTCTTTGGTAACCCTTCGCTTTGTCGTGGCCTTTGCCGGTCTTCCACGGCCATGCCTGCTGCACGATCTGACGAGTGGTCAAGCGGCCTCCGTAGGTCTTCTTCTGCCACGAGACAGCTTGCCGTGTCACGCCGTGCAAATCAGCGATTTCGCTCTGATTGAACCCCTTTCTACGAAGATCCTCAATGACACTCGGTGTCAGAGGCTTCCGACTCGACGCCTGTTGTCGAGCCGTGTTCTGCGTTTTGCCGCTCATGCTTCCCTCCATGAGAAAGGTTCGATTGTGCTCCTCCAGTCAGGAGGAGTTGTAGGTGGCTGTCAAGTCTATCTCTCTTTGTGTGTGCCTCTTAATTCCATATTCATTTATGGCCCCACACCCACGCCCGCCACACTGGGTTGTGCGGTGGCTAACACGTTCAGTTCGATGCGTGAGATCGTGCTGCTAAAACCCCCAGCAACTAAGTGACCCCGGTCACCTATGTTGCTCCCTTACCTCCTTCGTCATCTTGACGCTCACTTTCTCAAGTAACTCTCAGATTCTTACACAGTGGAACGACTCCAGTGTCCCAGCTTTGGGACGGAAATCCCCTGGTCGGGCAAACCTGGCTAAGTCAACCGAGGCTCGAGAAACGTCACTTGACGTCTCTCTTCTTCCGCAAGGCTTGCCCGTAGCAAGCACCCGTCCGTTTGGTGTGTGTTAACTCACAGTGGACGCTGGGCCTTCCTGGTTGTTCGGCACCAACAAAACCTTGCCGGCCGACTGGTCATATTCGTACTTGACACCCGCCACTTTCTGTGCCAATTCCGACGCCGCCTCGATAAATGCATAGCGAAGCGATTCATCTTCCTCGTCATCGCCCTCGAAGTCCATCCACTCGCGCTCACGGCGCAAGACTTCGAGAGCCTCCTCTTCGAGCGTCATCACTCACCTCCCAGTTCTGCGGCGTAGTGCCAGCGGCCTTGGTCGTACAGCTCGGAGAAGTCGAGCTTCGCTGCGTCACACAGGTGCAGCAAGTCTCCAAGCATGTCGGAGATCGCCTGCTCCACGTCTTCGGCGCCAACGGTTTTCGCGTAGGTGTGAAGCGCGGCAGCCGACCACCGAGCCCGGTTGTTGTTGCACGCGGTCGGATCCAGCACGTTGATGTTGCTGCGATCTGCCTCGGCGGCGTACCGCTCGATGTCTTCGAGCGTCTTGATCGGGAGGTTGGCGGGGTACTCAGGCATGTCACTCCTTGTCGTAAAGCTGGTTGTGGATGGCGTCGGCCAAGGCTGCGCCCAGGTCTGCGAGGCTCTCGTTGTAGTCGGTGATGGCTTCGTCGTAGTCGGCGTAACCGCACGACGGCTCATCCTCGTCGCCGCCGACGCTTTCGATGTACCGCTCCTTCGTGCGTTGCACCTCGAAGAAGTTGTTGAGTGCTTCCTTGACCGCGTCCATCGAACCTCCTACTGGGACTTGACTTTTACGGTGTGTCCTGTCATGACTTCGTGCTGGCGGATCGACAGCCCGAACAGTCGGCGCTGCTCCGACTTGAACTCAGTCGGGCAGCCCGAGCACTTCCCCTTGAACCGCATCAGCCGGCCAGGGCGTGGTTCATGGCTGCGTTGCGGCCGTCACGCTGACCGTGGGCGTATCCGCTCTGGTTGTACCGGGTCCGAGGCTTCACCGTGCGGACACGGGGGAACGCCTCCTTGAGCGCCAGGGCAGCTCGCTCCTTGTCTCCCCGGAACAGGACCAAGGCACCTCCGGTGTCGGACTCGAGCGCCTTGTTCTCCTCGGTGCGAACCCGATCCGAGACGGTCTGAGCGAACCCGGCGATCCATGCGCGACGGTAGCTCTTCGTCTGTCCCGCAGTCGACTTGGGCTTGTCGAGGTAGTAGTCCCACTGCTGGATGTAGGTCTCGGGCCGTACCTTCTCGACCAGGCGCAGCATCTGGGGGCGCAGGATGTCCCACAGCATCTGGACTCGCTCGATGTGGCGCTCCACCCCGAAGACGCTGATCCGCTGGGCGGTCGTACCTGCGACGGTCACGTAGACCGTCTTGCAGTGCAGGGCCCGAGCGATGCCGTTCAGCAGCAAGGCTTGCTGTGCGACGTACTTGCCTTTGACCATGATGTCGACCCGGATCGCGTTGGGGATCTCGTTGGTGTCGAGCCCTGCCTTGGTGGCCTGGACATCGGCCATGTCGATGGCGTACTTGGCCATCAGCTCGAAGGCTTTCGCCTGGAAGATGGCTTCCTCGGGCGTCCCGGCCACGTCCTCGGCCTGGCGCAGCAGCTTGGCGACTTTGTCCTGCATCTTGGTCTTGGCGCTCATGTCTAGTGCTCCTTCTTCCAGTTGCTTCGGTTGCCCTTGCCTGGGCGCTTCATCTCTCGAATTCGGTTGCGGTGCTTGCGTGCTGCGGCGGCTTGAGCGGCGCGCTTCTCGGCGTGCTCGCGTCCGGGGTTGGTGCTCACCGCTTGACGCGGTAGGAGATCTCGCCGACCGACAGCCAGTGGTCGCCGGTGTCCGGGTCGATCCAGACACCCACCTGTCCGGGCTGGTCGGAGCAATCCTCGAGATCGCAGACCGGGTAGTCGACGGCGTCGACCGTCATCGTGGTGTGCGGTGCTGCCACAGCTTCGGTGTCGGCCAGGGCCAGGACTCCGATGGTGGTGACGAACGTGATGACTACGGTGAGCAGGTGCTTCTTCACTCTTCTTCCCTCCAAAGGTGGTCTGCTAGAAGTCTTTTGGCGATCTCGGTGGGTTCGTCGCGGGTCACCCATCGCCCTCCAGGATCTTCAGGTTGGCCAGCAGTGCCTTGGCCACAGCTCCGATGTGCCCACCGCCCTTGCCTCCCCGGCGGGAGTACTCGCGGTTCGCGGCCTGCATGAAGTCGAACCTCGGTGAGCCGTCCTCGTGAACCCACGAGGCTTTCTCGGCGGGCAGCGCCCGGTTCATCTCCACCGACATCGTGACGATGATGTGGTCCATCTGGAGCCGAGCCTCGGTCTCGGAGTAGTGGGCGGCTTGGATGATTGCGCCTCTGTCGGTCATGCGATCCCTTCCGTTCGATGTCGTGTCTGTCACCAGTCAAACCAGTGGTCTGCCACCGGAATTGGCTTGTCCCATCCGACCCTGATCGCTGCGTTGGCTCGGTGGTGTCCGTCGTAGAGGGTCTTGCCGATCACCGTCAGCGGGTTGAACGGCCACTCGTCCGATTCCTTCAAGATGTCTGCAACCTGGTCGACCTTGTCCCAGAACTTGCCTTTGACCGGTGGCGTTCCGGGAGACACCGAGCGGGCGTTCTCCTGGTAGAACTCATCCAGCAGAGGTCCGCTCTCGCCGACTGTGGCGTGCTCGAAGCACAGTCCCGATACGTCGTTCGAGGTGAGAGCCGAAACCTCGTCCACGGTCATGGTGGCGCGGTCGAGCAGAGCTGCGGTCATGATGGGATGCCTTTCTAGGTGGATGTCAAGCGGCGCGGACGCCGGAAGAGGAGAGGTAGACGCGGTCAGCCCCTTGGAACGGAGCCTGTGTGTTGGCGTGGACGAACGTGTCGTTCTCGTAGGGGTCGTAGGAGATCCGCGAGCCGACGAAGTCTTGGGGCTGAAGCGAGATCAGCTCGCCGACGATGCCGGCGTGGACCACCTTGCGTCGCTCGCGTCGTACCTTGTCGCGGCCGGCCGGCCGAACCACACCCTTGGCGTGAGCCAGCAGCACGTCACCGCTGCGGTGGATCACTCGACCCTTGAAGTCGCCCTCCAAGGCTTGCACTGAGTACCACGGCTTGCCCTCTCGGTGCGTGCGGTGCAGGTTCTTGTAGACGAACACTCGGATTGGCTTGGGGGTCACGGTCACACCTCCAGGTCGACGGTCTGGACCCGCTCGAAAGCGGAGAAGGAGAAGGCGTCGTGCCGCCTGCCTTCGGCGGTCTCGTAGTTGGTGAAGACGGCAACCCTCTGCGACAGCGGGTTGTAGACCAGGCTGTCGATCTCATGCACGAACCCGTTGGCCGCGAACATGTCTCCGACTCGGAGCTTGGTGGCGTCCTTGATCTCGTTCACAGTGCCGAAACCTCCCAGGTACCAACGAACTTGCCGTTGCGCTTGATGTATCCCGACTCACCGGGCTCGTACCAATCGACCTCGAACCCGAAGCGGGCAGCCGAAGCCTCGAGGTGGTCGAGCAGGACGCGTCGACCGGACGCGGTAGCTTCACCGGTCAGAGAGCTGTCGTTCTTGCGGACGATGAGCTTGAACATCAGAGCAACATCCCTTCGTTCGTGAGGGCCTCGCGGACAGCCCACCGAGGCTCCATTCCGGCGTCGAACCAGTCGTGCCATGTCTGGTCTGCGATGTCGTCGTGGACCAGGCCGACCTTGGCGACCAGGATCGCGTCGACCCTCCGCATCCAGTACTCAAAGCTGTTGTTGGGCATGGCTTTCCTCTCAGATCGATTCGAGCGGGATGAATCGCTTGGCAGTAGCGCCGTGGGCGATGATGGTGATGTCTTGCTTGCGGCCGTTGTCGGTACCTCCGCAGGCCATGCAGGTCGCACAGACCGTCTTGTATCCAGCCTCACGGCTCGCGGGGCACGTAACCTCGCCGTTCAGGCGTGCCTCGGAGGTAGTGCGGACGCGGAAGGTCCGGTATCCCTTGTGCCGAGCCTGTCGACGCTCAGCGACGGAATCTGCTGAGGCCATGCAGATCTGGGCAAACCGCGGATCCGCCGTGCGCCATTGGTGCGTGTAACCCGTCACACCTTCAGCCACGTTGGCGATGCGCTCCCACACCTCGAAGGGCACAGCCGCCGGGTCACCATAGGCGCCAAAACGCACGCGCTGGCCTGCGAAGGCTTCGAGCCGGAAGCTCGCAGACCCGTTGCGCTCGTGGGCTGCCCAGGTCGAACGCGGACCCTGTCCGACGTTGACGTAGCACGCGCCAGAGCCACCCGATGCCTTGGACTTGTGCGGGCACACTCCGCAGATCGATTCGTCCAGGCCCTCGCGGATCACGTCCAGCGGTGCCTTGTCAGCCCGCAGGATGTAGACCTGGATCATGTCACCGGTCTTGACGTTCTCCGAAGACTTGGCACGGTTGCCGTGCTTCGAAGGCTTGGGCACGCCGGTAGCAAGCACGATGATGTCGGAGCCGTCCAGCTCGCTCTTGCCTTCCCAGATGAGCATGCGCTCGGTGGCCATGGTGTCTCCTCGGTGGATGTCAAGCTGATGGATACAAAGCGCCCGGCGAGGGAAGTCGAACCCTCGCTACGCCTTCCGGGCCTTGGTGCTACTTGGGGATGTAGAACGTGGTCACGGTGTCGGACCCGAGCTTGCGGAAGATGGTCGAATCCTTCTCACCGCTGCCGAACCAGTCCTGCTGTGCCTTGATGTACACGTGACGCTCGTCGGAGCCTTCGCCCCGGTACGCGTCCTGGGTCACGGTCCAAACCGTGTCGGAGGCTACGAAGTTGTCGCCTTCGATCAGGTCTGCAGCGTAGATCTCTTGTGTGCGAACGATTTTCACAGTGCCTCCTCGGCTTTGCCCAGAATCCGGGCGTAGTCTTCGATGTCTCCGACGCCGTGGAAGCACTCAGCTCCCGCGTTCAACAACGCGCTGGCGTATTCGACGTTGCCGTTGTTCTTGTGCAGCTCGGCCACAGTCCGCAGCTCGCGGCACAGTTCGAACCTGGTCTCGTCGTTGTCAGGCATTACTCGGTCCCTTCGATCAGTCGGCTCTCGTGGACATAGACCACGGTGTTGCCTACGTTCACCGCGTAGCTCAGGCCGTCGGCACCTCGAATGGCATGGCGCACAGTGCCTGTCGATGGCCCGCGCTCACCCCACTCCGGGCGTGGTGTCCACGACACCTTGCGGCCGATCACTTGCGGCCCTCCAGCGAGTAGCTGTTGCCTCGACAGACAACCCAGCCGATGCCGGTGATGTAGACCCGTTGCTTGGCGTTCATAGCTAGATCCCTTCGGTGGATGTCAAGTCAGCGGGCAGAGAGACGCGCAGCGCGCTCCCGCATCGCTTTGTGGTAGGCGTTGGGGCCGGTCGAGGACACAACTCGCACGTTGCGAGCGGCCGGAGTCTTGCGGATGACAGTCCCCACCTTGATCGCTTCGATCCGGCTCTCAGCCAGACCCTTGGGCAGGTGGTCACCCCTCAGATCAGGGCACTTGGTATCGAAGTCAGTCCACCCCTTGAGGCCCTTCTCAGCCTCGAGGTCGATCAGTCGCGGAGCCGACAGCTCAGGTGCGACGAATGGCGTCTTGACACTCTCACGTGCGGTGACCCGCACCTCGCGGTGTTCGTGCATTGCTACCCCTTGTCTCGGGTGGATGTCAAGCCTGAGATCAAAGCTCAGGCACAGCGGAGCAGAGGGAATCGAACCCTCTAGCGTCGTAGCCACGTTCTACGGCTCAGCTAGCTCAAATCCAGAGCTACCCCCAACCCTCAGATCATGGGGGCCCTTAAAGCAGGAATCCCCTACTGAGGTGGTTTGAATCATGGACTGCGGAGCACCCAGGAGGATCGTCCTACCCTGGCATGCTGTCCCGCACGACAGTTCCCTGCCGTACTTGAAGTCAGGCCCAATTGCTGCCCGCTCCCAGACCGCTATGCGGTCGCACCACTATTTAGTTCTCAAACATCAGGGGCTAGGTAATCTTCCGGCCCTTGCCCTGCCGGTCTTGCGTGATTCTCACTTTACCGTACGTCCCGGTGGATGTCAAGCGGGCCGTTTTGGTATCGACCGAATGCCCTCGCTAGCGCCGCTGGCTTAAGGCGCTACCCGCTTTGTTTCCGGGCCGTTCTGAAGTTGTGTCACCACCTTAGCAAGTGCATCGGGTGGATGTCAAACTCGAGAATCGGAATTCCGTGGGCACCGTGATTCACCTGCTCAGAATGGCTCTTGCTGCCGCCGTTTACTGGGTGCCGATCCCACCTGTGGAATTCGTGGCCCCGGCCCTTGCGGGCTGTACCACCGGATTTTCACCGGTACCGGCGAGACCTGCCGCCTAGTTCGCCGTGCTGGCCGAACACCAATATCAGAACATTTCCGCCGGGTGGATGTCAAATCCGCTGGTCAATCCGTGTCCGGTGGACGTAAAGCCAGCATATCCCGCATTGGTGACAGGCAGAACCGCGCATAGGCTGCTCACTATGTGCCCGGTATGGCGCTTGTGGGACGCTATCGCGGGCCGTGGGCCGTGTCCTGCCCTGTCGCATGCCCTGCCCTGATCAGACCAGCGTGTGACCAGCACAAGCGGACGCATGCCCGGACTCACATGCTGCTCACTACGTCACCGGTATGCACACAGTGACCAGCACACATGTGTGTGCCACATGCCCAGTGACCAGCGCGTTCTGTCTCGGTTGCCCTGTGACCAGCACACAGACAGTGTGCGTGTGTGTTAGCTGTGAGCCGAGGCCGGCATCGACATCGTCGCATGTCAGAGCGGTATCGCACGCATCGCATGCCTTTGCTGGCATCGCATGCCCTCGCATCGCATCGCATCGAGTGTTTGCTGTGCATCGCATCGCTGCAGGTCGGATGGGGGTAGGGGGGTTGCCCCATGGGGTGCCTCCTGACCGGTCGGTTA